ATACGGGGTGACGATGAAATTGCTGTAGCCGAACGAAAACTTGCGGGCCTTGTAGAGCATGACGCAGTACCGGCGGCGTCTCATTTCTTCCCCCACAAAAACCGCAGTGTCATACCATCAACAAAGTTTTTCTTGAACCTTGTCTCAGGTGCCCAGACTACATAGCCAAGCAAGATGCCAACGGCCCAGCCGATGAAGAAGTAAGCGGTCATTTCTCCAGCTCCTTCAGTATCTTTCTCGCTTTATTCGCTGCTCGCTCTGCATCCTTCGACCAGATAGCACCAAAGTCCACAGCTTCCAGCGCACGAAGAATCTTCACTAGTTCGTCAATCTTCGCCCACAGTGCAAGCTCACGTTCTGCGCTCATGCCAAGTAGGCGGGCTTGTTCCTGTAACTCGTCGAGTAGTTCTTTGCGGGTCATGCCTCCCCCTTCAAAACTCTGGCTGCATGCAGGTATTGTTTGTATTGCTCTCCCGATCGCTCATACAAGCGCTCTAAAATCAGGATGCACTCATCGAGCTTATATTCCATGCCCATCTTGTACTGCTGGTCCAACCGCTTCTCGGCCTCGTCAAGCTGGCGGTACAGGTCTTTGATGCGTTCTTGCAGAGGCTCTGCGATGAGGGCTGCGAAGCGTACACAGTCATCTGTGATTTCTTCCTTTACTTCGTTTATGTGTTTGCTCGCACTTTTGCCAGTGCCCAGCAACCCAGCCTCCCGCGCCATGCGGATGATGTCGTCTCGGTTCATTTCTTGCAGTCCTTCTCATCTTTCTTTTGATCGCAGTGTGAGTGCGATGGGATGTATATCGGCATAGGTGTATAGACTGGAGCAATCGGGGTGCTTGATTCCGACTTGAACGTCGGTGCTGGAGCGACACGCGCGGGTGGTGGCGAAGCTCTGGCAGGTGCTGGTGCGGCTCTAGCAGGTACAGACACGGCAGCAGCAACAAGGATGACTTCAATCATCTCACTCTCCTATCCTGCTTGGGCAGGTGCCCCTATCAAAAAGGGGCGGGGTTATCCGCACAACTCGATCTGTTGGTCGGTCAATCGCCATTTGCGAGCGGCGTTTACAGGTCTTGCATGGAGGGAGAATCTCCCCATCTTTTTCGTTACCCCATCGAACGCCGTGGCAACGAGCAACATCAAGCGGAAGTGTCTTCAGCATCTTCGCTCTCCTCTTCAAACATATCGCTAAGGTCTTTAGTTCTGAGCCACATCCCGTAGTTGTATCTAAAATTTCGGCGCTGCATCGGTTCAAACCCGTTCAAGTTCTGCGGGCCGTTGTCGATCATCGTTTCTTGCAGCTTCTTTCTGAAGTGCCCGGCGTCGAAGTCCAGCCAGAGTGAGTACTCCTCGAGACCAGCCTGCGTGGTATCAAACAGGAACCGCATCGCGGTGAACGCATCACGGTGCATACGCAAGCCAGCCGGTACATCTTTCTTTTTCTCAAGCTTCGGAGGCGCGGCGCATGCATCGTTGACGGCGAGCAGCACCACGGTTGCAAGGAGGGAGCGCTCGGGTAGCTCGTCGCTGACCCGCATGAGTGAGTTCTGTGCCATGACTTACCTCTTGTCCGTTGTGAGGGTGCGATAGAAGTGCCACTTCTGCTGCATGTCTGTGTCTTCACTCGGTGGCGTCCACCCGTGCTCGCGCCATGTGCGCTGCACGTCGGTGACTTTCTTGTATGTGGGCAGTTCCGCGAGGAAGGCCGGTGTGTTGTCCTGCTGCATGTTCATCTCCAGAGTTGATGCCGCCCCCGGGATAGGGGGCGGCTAAGTTGAGAAAGGGAATTAAGCGAGAGCGAGAACCAGATCAACAGCGCGTTGCTTCATGTCTGCACCCGGACCCCACTGGGCGGAGACGAAGCGGTTCTCATCGGAGCGAGCGCGAGTCCAGTGATCGATGTACTCGGTCACCGCATTCACATAGCCCCAGCCGGTGCCGTGCACCCCGTCGATATCGGCACCCTTGCCTGCGCCATCGAACAGATCGAGGATCTTGTTGTACCCCGCAGAGGCGATGACCTTCTCGCCTCCACCCAACACCATCTCGGTCAGCTCCTCGGCCTTGGTGGTATCGACAGGGATGTTCGCTAGGCGTGTGATCTGATGACGGAACGCCTCCCACGCTGCTTCGTTCAAACCCATGAACTGCTTGACCTCCTCGGGATCGAACTCGGTGCGGTGGCTGATCTTCACCCAAGGCTGACCCTCTGATGCCGCCATCGCAAGGGTGTTGCGGCACACCACGCGGATGGTTGTGCGCCGTGCCTCGGTTCGTTGCGAACCGTCTGCGCTTGTGGACAAAAGAAGGTACCCGCCGATCTTATCCCTGACACTGGTCGGGCTGGCCTCCCCGATCTTGGCTGTCGCCCAGAACCTGCGGCCTCCGTAGATCGTGCCTGCTGCTGACAACTCGAGACCACCGACCTTCACAATGTCACGGAAGAACTCGATGACCTGCTCAGGCTGCACGACCTTGTAGGAATCGCTGACCACACCGAGTGCGTCCTTGGTGTCACTGCGAAGCAGCACGTGCTTGTCCGGGATCTCCCGCATGGGAACCGACGGATCGTGAGAGACGGGATAGCGAACCTTGGCACGCTGGATCTTCCAGTTCATACCTGCGGCAGCACGCCACTCGTCGATGCTGGCGTGATCATCCATCGGCTGGCCCAGCCCGTGCCAAGGCAGTCCGTCGGACTTGAGATAGGCGAATTCAACTTGCTTGGTGACGGCGTTCGTGGTGAGTTCGTGTGACATGGTACTTCTCCTTTATGTGATGCTGCTTTCGAGCAGCGACTTGTCGACATACTACAGATAAAGAAAGGGGGGTGCAACCCCCCGGTACTGCTTACTGCCGAGCGATCCTGAGTTCCGACAACATCTCGTCGATGGCGTCGTTGACTGCCTCCTCGAGCATGTCGCCGCTCAATACCTCCTGCACCTGCTCATTCCAGTCGATCTCGTTGAGTGCTTCCTCGATGAGATGGTTGACTTGGTCGCCGGTGATGGCGTCCTCGTGCCATCCCTCCAAGACATCGATGCGTTGGTTCGTTGCCTCCATGACTGACTCGAAGTGGCGCATCATGTCTTCAGAGGTAGCGATACCCGGAGAACGCTGCTCGAAAGCCACGACACGGTCGGTTAGGTTTTGGCCTGTGTGTGCTGACCACGTCTCGAGTGCACGGATCCTCGCTGTAAGCTCTGGCCCCGTGGTTAGCATAGATTTCTCCAACTCCGACAGGCGGTTGTCGAGGCTGCTAGCGATCTCACTGAGTCGATCTTCGAGTGGCTTGATCGCCTGCTCGACGGCTTGGGTGAGGGCTTGAGAGATGATGGTGTTGAGATCAAACATGGTACTGCTCCTTGAGATAAAGAAGGGGGCCGAAGCCCCCGGTTGAAACGGGACGGGTGTCCCGGATTAGTGCGCCTCGTAAGACACGAGGGTGTCGCGTGCCCAGCAGGTACGGCAACTGTCGCAGCGGCCCTGCTGCGCAGGGGCGGCACAGCGCTCGCCGATAGGCTTGGCTTGCTTGCTGTGGACATTCGATGCGGTGATGCCACGGATACCCCGGAGGGACTTGGGGATGACGACGGGCTTGTCGATGTACATCGCAGACAGGCGGATGACTAGGTTAGGCGGCACGGCATCAACCCCCCATCTAGAAACAAAAGACTTCACAATCCCGTACTCCCTCGTCGGCAACCAATGCTTGGTGCGTGGCGTGCGCCTGCATACCTCAGCGATCATCTCGAGGTGAAGCCGGGACTGTATGTCGCCTGCGTCGAGCCAGCGGAAGTACGGATCGGATCCGATGAGTGCTGTTATGCCCGCGATCCAGAAGTCTGGTTCGTCGAGTGCCGCGAGTCGGGCATGCTGCGCAGGCTCGATGGTGGCGTGGTACTTGGCGTAGTTGCCCTTGTCTGCGTAGCACTTGGAGCAGATGGAACCTTTGACCTGCGCCATGTACCAACCTGTCTGGCATGCCGCCACCGGGATAGACCACGACTTACAGGGCATCTTGGTGGTCTGCGTGAGACCGCCTGTGGCTGCGATGGCGTCCTTCTTGCGGGTGAAGGTGATGGTTTGGAATTGCATGTGTACTCTCCTTGGTTGTGCCCCCGTGAGGGGGCGGTTGGGTTTACTCGATCCGATCTCTGACCCACGTCACGAGCAGGTGGGCGTCCAGCGCTGCGTCCTTGATCGCCTCGAAGAACTCCGGCGTGTAGTCACCCGGGTTGTCGAGGTAGTTGTTCATGTCGTTGGCAATAGACATGGTGAGGTTGTGCAGGTGACGTAGCGCGTCGTGTATGTTCTTGGGCTGTTGCATGGTGACTCTCCTTGGTTGGTGAAGGTTCATACCGGGACGAGTGTCCCGGTTTCTCAGGAAGTTAGATGCCGTTTGCCGGGAAGCCGTCCTCGCCTGTGACGAGGTAGCCGCCAATGCACTGGCACTTGAACCCGTTGGCGCAGTCGATCAGCACGACACCCGCATCGCCGTGTGAGTCTTCCTCGGTTAGTTGTTTAGTTTCATTCCATACCCCAAACCCGAGGTTGCCATCGTCATCGCCTATGCACTCCTGCACCAGCCTTGCCGTGGCGTAGTCAAGGTCGCCGCCACGCCCGACCATACGCACGGCTAAGTTACGCACGATCTCCGGGGCACGGTAGCCTGACCAATGGCAGTAAACGATAGGACCGACTTTGTTGTTGACGCTGTCGATAACCTGAAACAAAACACGATCACCCATGATGTACTCTCCTTGAAAAACCGGGACGTGTGTCCCGGATTGCCTTACTCACTACTCGCTTGCCGTTCTCGTACTCGACAGCGTCCAGCACGAAGGCACCCTTGACCTGCGGGCGGTAGAACTGGATCTCATAGCGGGTGTCTTTATCTCCCGGCACATACCAGATCCAATACGTCATCTTCTGCTTGTCCATCTCCTTGATCAGCGTGGGCAGGCTGTCCCCTGTGCGCCACTCGAAGATGTTGTGCACGAGGAAGTGGAAGGTGGGCTGCTCGATGGGCACGAGGTTCTCGGTCATGTCGATGTACTCAGCCATGATTACTCTCCTTGGTTGGTTAGATCAGTTCTTGGGGGACTTCAACCTCTTCGCCCAGCTTGCTCGCAACGTAGCAGCGCATGGCTGCGATCAGGGGAGTGGGTCCGCTTTCAAGTGGGTCATATGTCCATTTCTCTGCTTGAGTCCGAGCAACCCATTGCAAACCATCGGGCTGCATGCCATTGCAGATAGTCTCGATTTGCTCCCGCTCAATGATCGGCCCGCCTTGGGACCAGTCGGCATGGGGTTTCCACTGCCACTTACGTCCTATGTTGTGGGGGTCTGCCCAAAAGTTGCCGGCGTAAAACTCCACGGCTACCCCTTCACACTTCGCCACCGCCCAGTCGAGGGCGGCACCAGTCAGTTCGCTTGTCTTCATCATTACTCTCCTTGAAAAAGCCGGGACATGTGTCCCGGCGGTTGGTTGAACTACTTATTCGCAGACGATCTCGCGAATTTCTTCCTCGACCACACGCTGGCGTGTGCCTGTGACGACGATCCTGCACGTCGGTGAGTCGCTCTTAACGTAGGCGTAGATGCCGATACGGAAGGTCAACCCGCTCGGGTGTTTATGGGTGAAGTGGAAGTCCCGGTTGGGCTGCTCGTAGGTAGAGTCTGAGGTGTATGCCTCCCAGTCCGCGAACTTCTCGAGCAGGCGTGTGAGCTTCTTGTCCTTGAACGAGTCGAGGTCACGCAGCGACAGACTCATGCGCAGCACACTTCCCCAGACCTCCGCTGAGACCAAAATGCGCTGGCGCAGCGACGGGGGGAACATCTCGTAGACCTGCTTGATCTCCGGAGACAGCGAGCGGAGCGTGTTGTCGAACTCTTTGTACTTCTTGGCGTCTGCACGCAGGGACAGACGGGCGTTGTGAAGCTTGGATGTGATGAACGACATGGTACTTCTCCTCGAAAAGGGGCGTTGATGTGTGCCCCGGGTTGAAACCGGGACAGTTGTCCCGGAAAAAGAAGGCGACACTGGTCGCCGCTACTTTGCTAAATGCTCAACGAACTGCCACGTCCAGAACGCCACGGTGATGGCGAGCAGCGTGGCTGCGAGAATCTCTTTGTTCTTGCGGTTCATTGCGTCCACTCCAGCTCAAGCAAGTCTGCGACATAGCCATCGTAGAGGTAGGCCACAGCCTGCCAAACGCTGTCCTCTACGGAGTTGAACTCCCGCAGTAACGTGTACGCCTCGCGGAAGTAGTTCTCGTCACCACGAGCTCTTGCGTACCGTTCTGCCCGTTTCAAAAACTCCATCGTGTTATCCATTTCACTTCTCCATACACTTGTTGAACCAAAACTCCCGTGCCCATTGAGCCTGTAACAGCTCCAGAAAACCATTGCCAAAGTCAATCAGGCCGGGGTACTTGCGAGCGGCAACGTCGAACGCGTACCTAGTGCGGTGCTCGATGTACTCGCGAAACTCTTTGTCGATGTCGTCCATTACTTCTCCTTTCAGATTGTCGGGCTACGCCCGGGTAGGCGCTGCATGAGCAGCGTGTGATGTAACTGGCTGAGCTTCTGTCGTTCGTCCTCCTTCAATAGGTGTGTCCAGTTGGACACGGGTGGGATGGGTGCGTCGGGTGCCGTGTCGAGCAGGTGCTCGAGCGTGTCGATGGCATTGGCGAGCGCCTGTGTCTTGGCTTCGTAGAAGTTCACCGCATGCAGGTTGCACGCAGCCCGGAGGTGCCGTCGGGATACTCGACAGCTTTGCTTGAGCGTGAGGAGCATGGCCGTGATGGGGTGTGTGCGTAGGTAGTTCTCCTTCTCGTTCCTGCGATCCCGCTTGATGCGGTTCGTTCGGCAGCGCTTACAGTAGGCGTTGGTCACCCACCTGATCGTGCGCTTGGTGTGCCAGCCGTAGACTTTCCTCTGCCCGTCGGTCGCCTGCATCAGGAACTCGCGGTCAGGCTGTATGCGCTTGCACTTGGGACACATGCGGTGATCGGGGGGCATCTCGATAGTGGGCGTCAGCTTTGGTCTGGTCTTCGACCAACCCGCATGCGTCCGTGCCTTCTCACACAGGCGGATGAACTTAGGGGCGGGGAGGACGTCGACGTCCTTGGTGTGGCGCAGGTGCTCGAGGGTCTGCACGAGCAGGTGATAGGTCTCGTGTCTGGGCGTGCCCTCTATGGCGTGCAAGCGCTGGGCTTTGCACCATGCAAGCATCTCAGAAAGCGGGACAATGTCCCGTCCCATTAGTATTGATCGCAGTCGCATGAAGAATCTCCTTTGAAAACAAGAGGTTAGAGAAAGCAACGGGAATACATAGGTGCAGGTGGTCCAGTGTAATCCTATTCTGTACATGCCCGCAAGTTGGCGGAGAGCTAGGCGTGGTGCGGGTTGCGGGGGTTGCACACCTAGCTAGATGCCGTTTTTGGCACAACTAACCAAAGAGAAAAAGTTTCTTTCAAGCACACAAAAAGAAACAAGGAAAAAGCATGCACGTAGAGAGATATCTATAAATATAAATATATATATAGATATAGTATAGGTAGTAGGTGCGCGCTGTTGGAGACCCGCACCACGCCTAGCTTTGCGCGTGGGTAGTGGCGCGGGGTGAATGGGATTTCGGTGGACCACTTTCTGATGGGATATTTTCCCATGTCGCTGGGCTAGTAGTTGTAGCCCACGGTGGTACGCAGCACGACGTGCCGTCCCTTCCTGCTGATGACACGCGTGTCATACGATGCGCAGCCACAGCAGTCGTGCTCGCAGGCGCAGCCGTGCTTGCTGAATGAGTCCTCGAGAGCACGCACCATCTCGTCCCGGTTTTTCCGGGACAGCTGTCCCGGAAGTTTGACCCAACGGATGTACGCGCCGCCGTCGTCCATGCCGTTGCCCTCGTCTGTCTCTCGGGCAGGAGAGACTTTGGGGTATCCCTCGAGGGGGCGCCACTCGTCGCGGTGGGCGTATTCGCCTACGTATTTGTGAGTGAGGCGCAGGGCAATGCATGTTTTGTACATGGTGATCTCCTAGAAAGAAAAGCGGGACACTTGTCCCGGGTTTAGTCGATGAGGTCGAAGTAGGCGACGTGTCCGTCGGGTTCTTTGAGGCGCACGGGGTTGAGAGCTTGGTCGATGGCATCTGCGAGTTCTTCGTACATGGAGCCGTCTCCGTTCTCTGAGCCGAGATAGATGGCGGTGGATGGAAGGTCAGCAAAGCGGGTGTACGTTTTCATTTGGTGTCCTAGAAAGAAAAGCGGGACAGGTGTCCCGGAACAGCGTCCCCACCCTCGCAGGCAGGGACGCACCGGTGGAAAATCCGTCAATCACTTGGCAAAAGCCTGCGCAAGCGCCTTCGCTGCGAGCGACCGCGCACCCTCGTACTCGTTGGCGAGCTTCGCCAACGCCTGCGCAGCCTTGAGAAGCTCAGCGGGGATCTCGATCTCCTCGCTCTTCGCAGTCTCGTAGATCGCCTTGACCAGACGCTGCACACGCTTGCGTGCCGTCTCGTACTTGTCAGCGCTCGAGTCGAACACGACCTTCCCGGTGGACTTCGTGATCAGCGGCACGCGGTAGTGCGTGCTCGCACATTCCTGCGCAAGCGCTTCGAACTTGTCACGCGACATGCGGCCTGCGGCCTTGCGCACTGCGTCGATCGCGCTGTCCTCGGCATCAGCGCACGAGAAAGCTTTGACGATGAGGGTATTGATTGCAGCCATGGTACGTCTCCAAAAAGAGGGACATGTGTCCCGGGTTTGTGTTGGCCGGACTGCCAACGTGATTCCATTATAGCACAGGGGCTTTTTCACGGTATCTTTTTGGGTCGACCCCACCCCCCAAAACTGCAATGAGCCTCTCCGGGACGCCGCCAGAACACTGTTCCAGACCCACGCAGCCCACTTTTTCCGATCTTTGTAAACTCAACCCCGCGCCTGCAAACACCCCCCGACCTCTTCCCAAACGCCGACCCCCCACCCCCTATATAAAAAATCTCGGCAACACCTGTAAAAACTTATACAAACCCCCATAAAAAAAGCCCCGCAACTCAGTACGGGGCTAACTTCTGAAGGAGTGAACCAAACCATGTCTGTTGCCACACAGACGCAATCGAGTATACACTGTTCATAAATGGGAGCACAGTCTCATGTTTGAGGATCTGATTTCGTTTTCTCCGGAGCCGGGAGCGGTTGAAGATTTTGTCCCGCTCAAAAAAGCCAAGCCCTCTAATATATTAGAGGCGCAGGTTGCGACGGCAGATTGGTTAAAAGAGCTGGGGGTTCCCCCAGATGACGCTATTACCGAGCGGCAGGAACAGGCGGCAGCGCGAGAAGCGTTCAACGCCCTGAACTTTAACCCAGACACCGACGCGCAAAAGACTGCGTTGGTTGCAATGAAGACGCCTCCGGCGGTTCAGCAGCTTGTCGGCATGCTGACGGCATACGATTGGGAGTTTGTGGAGCGGGCCAAAGAGCTACGTAGCTATACCGTCTCCAAGATTCTCGAGGAAACCACGCATCCAGACGCCCGGATCAGGCTAAAAGCCTTGCAGATGCTGGGTAACGTCACCGAAGTGGCGCTGTTTACTGAGCGCGTGGAAGTGACGAAGAAGGATGTTTCCGAGGAAGAGATCGAAAAGCGGCTGCGAGAAAGGCTGGAGAAGCTCCTGACGCCGATGGACGGGGCGCTGATCCTAGAAAAACCCGACGCCCCCGCTACAGACACAGAAGAAACCAATCTCGACGACGAGATTGGTGCGGTAGCCGAGCGTTCGGAGGGGGCGAATGCTTGAGAATCTAGACACTACGGCGCTTTCTTCGCTGTTAAAATCCCTGCCCACGCTGCCGAAAGCAGAGAAACAAGCGCTTCTAGATGAATTAGAAGCCTTGCAGCAAAAGAAAGCCATCAAAGCGGCGCGAGACGACTTCCTTCAGTTCTGCGCACGTCTGTATCCGGACTGGAAAGAGGGTCCGCACCACAGGTTTTTGAAGCCAATCCTGCACGAAGTCCGAGATGGGGCGCAAACACGCCTTACAGTCTCCATGCCCCCGCGTTTTGGTAAGTCTGAGACCATCGCGTACCTGTTTGTAGCGTGGTATCTCGGGCATAACCCCCACCATCACATCATGATGGTGACGCACACCGCAGCACTTTCTGCGGATTTTGGCCGGAAAGTCCGAAATCTCATCGACAGCCCCGCATATCAGGAGCTTTTCCCCGGAACGCAGGTCTCCAAGGACAAAAGTGCGTCGGATAACTGGACGACAACCGCCGGGGGGAAGTATTTAGCGATTGGTATCGGGGCAAACGTCGCCGGTCACGGCGCACATCTGCTGATTGCAGATGACTTGGTGTCAGAACAAGCCGTTCTTGCCAATCCGGACACGGCGTTTGCCGTTGCTTGGGAGTATATGCAGGTCGGTCCGCTCCAGCGTCTGATGCCCGGTGGTCGGATCGTGATGATCGGTACGCGCTGGGGTAAAAAAGACCCGATTGGGCGAGCGCTGCAGTGGGCGGTGGAAAATCCAGAGAGTATCCCTTGGAGAGAAGTGCGCTTTCCGGCGATCCTGCCGTCTGGCAGAAGCCTTTGGCCTGAACAGTGGCCGGTTGAGCAGTTGCAGGCGAAACGGGCGGGGATGCAGGCCCAGTTCTGGTCGGCGCAGTACATGCAGGATCCGACTTCTGAGGAAGGGGCGATCCTAAAGCGCGAATGGTGGAAGATCTGGGAGAAAGAAGATCCGCCTATGGTGGAGTTCACGCTTCAAGTCTGGGATACGGCACACGACACCAAGAGTCATAACGACTACAGCGCCTGCGTGACGATGGGCGTGTTCTTCAACGAAGAGAAAAGCCGCCACGAATTGATTCTACTCAACGCCTTCAAGGCGCGGTTGGAGTTTCCGGACCTGAAAAAGAAGTGCTTGGAGCACTATAAAGAGTGGACCCCAGACTGTTTGCTGATTGAGAAGAAAGCTGCCGGTGCGCCGCTGATTCAGGAATTGCGGCGGATGGATATGTTTGTTGAGGACTACAGCCCCTCAAGGGGCAAAGCCGGTGTTTCTAATGATAAGCGTGCACGGGTGAACTCTGTTGCCCCGCTTCTTTTCGATGGGGCGGTCTGGGCACCGGATCTGCGGTGGGCGCACGAACTGATTAACGAATGCGCCGAATTTCCCAACGGCGAGCACGACGATTATGTAGACTGTATAACTATGGCGCTGACGCGCTTTCGTCGCGGTGGGTTTATTACCCTGTCTGATGACAGCCGAGATGACCCCCCGGCTTTCCGTAGCCGTCGTGCGGCGTACTACTAATATGGTTACCCAAAAACACATGGGTCGGTTCCAGATTATTGACCGGCTGGCAGCACAGGTTGGCGATCGCGCCAAAGCACTGAAGATTCTGGAAGGTTACGGCTATGTCAAACCGGGAACCGAGGAATTGACGGCAGAAGGACTGAAACGTAACGCCATGACGGCGGAAGAGCGTGCCAAGGATCGAGCGGCTAAACGGACTGGCGGCAAGCCTACAGACTTCAAATATGATCCGCGCACTAACCGCGCGACCTTAAAAGGTAAGTGATTATGGCAACAAACATCGACAAAGCGCTCTACACCACCCCCTCTTTTATCGATCTGGAGGAACAGCAAGACGCGCCGCCTATCGAAATTGAGATCGAAAATCCCGAATCGGTATCTATCGGGATGGATGGGCTGGAGATCATGCTCACTCCGGAGAAAGAGACGGCAGAAGACTTCAACGCCAACTTGGCGGAGTACCTGTCCGACGGTGACCTGCAACTGCTGGCATCCGAATTGCTTGGCGACTTTGACGATGACATCTCGTCGCGTAAAGACTGGATGCAGACCTATGTCGACGGGCTTGAGCTTCTTGGGATGAAGATCGAGGAGCGGATGGAGCCTTGGCCGGGGGCGTGTGGGGTGTACCACCCGATGCTGTCTGAGGCGCTGGTGAAGTTTCAGTCCGAGACCATGATGAGTACGTTCCCGGCGAATGGGCCGGTGAAGACCAAGATTATTGGCAAAGAGACGCCAGCTAAGAAAGAATCCGCAGAACGTGTCCAAGAGGACATGAACTACCAGCTTATGGAGAAGATGGTCGAGTACCGGCCTGAGCATGAGCGCATGCTGTGGGGTCTGGGGTTGGCGGGGAATGCGTTCAAGAAGGTCTACTACGACCCCCAAATGGAGCGGCAAGTATCGATCTTCATCCCGGCAGAAGACATTGTGGTGCCGTACGGGGCATCAAACATCGAGACTTCACCGCGTGTGACTCACGTCATGCGTAAGACCGAGAATGAGCTGCGCCGCTTGCAGGTAGCTGGGTTCTATCGAGACGTGGATCTGGGTGAGCCGGTCAATACGCTTGATGAAGTCGAGAAGAAGATTGCCGAGAAAATGGGCTTTCGGGCCACAGCAGACGACCGGTTCAAGCTCCTCGAGATGCAGGTGGATCTGGATCTACCCGGGCATGAGAACGAAGACGGCATCAAACTGCCGTACATCGTCACCCTTGAGAAGAGCACGCAGACCGTCTTGGCTGTGCGTCGGAACTGGGAAGAAAACGACCGGACCTACGCCAAACGTCAGCACATCGTGCATTACGGGTACATCCCCGGCTTTGGCTTCTACTGCTTCGGTTTGATCCACCTGATCGGTGCATACGCCAAGAGCGGTACGTCTATCCTGCGGCAGCTTGTCGATGCCGGTACGTTGAGCAACCTTCCCGGCGGCTTCAAAAGCAAAGGCATGCGCGTCAAAGGCGACGATACGCCGATCTCCCCGGGGGAGTGGCGGGACGTTGATGTGCCTAGCGGGGCCATCCGAGACAACCTTCTTCCGCTTCCATATAAAGAGCCGAGCCAAGTTCTGGCCGGGCTGATGGACAAAATCATTGAGGAAGGTCGCAGGTTTGCAAATACGGCGGACCTCCAGATCAGTGATATGTCCTCGCAGGCTCCCGTGGGAACCACGCTGGCTATTCTTGAGCGTACGCTCAAGACGATGTCCGCCGTTCAGGCCCGCATCCATTACTCGATGAAGCAGGAGCTTAAGCTTCTCAAGCACATCATCGCGGCCTATACCCCCGAGGACTACAGCTACGAGCCGGATGTGGGGAGCCGACGGGCGAAAAAGTCGGACTACGATGACATCGATGTGATCCCGGTGTCTGATCCCAACGCCAGCACGATGGCGCAGAAGATTGTGCAGTATCAAGCAGTCTTTCAGCTTGCGCAGGCTTCACCGCAGCTCTACAACATGCCGCTGCTGCACAGACAGATGCTGGACGTACTGGGAATCAAGAATGCGGAAAAGCTGGTGCCAATGGATGAGGACCAGAAGCCGACTGATCCGGTCACGGAGAACCAGAATGTCCTGATGATGAAGCCGGTCAAGGCGTTCATGTACCAAGACCATCAGGCGCACATCATGGTCCACATGTCGGCCATGCAGGATCCGAAGATTCTCCAGTTGTTGCAGAACAATCCGATGGCTCCGCAGCTTCAGGCGGCGATGATGGCGCACATCAATGAGCATCTGGGCTTCGAGTATCGCAAACAGATTGAGCAGCAGTTGGGCCAAGCGCTGCCCCCGCAGAAAGATGAAGCGGGCGAGGATGTGAATATGGATCCGCGTGTCGAGGCCCAGTTGGCCCCGATGTTGGCGCAGGCTGCACAGCGACTGCTGCAACAGAACCAAGCCGAGGTTCAACAACAGCAGGCTCAGCAACAAGCGCAGGATCCGCTGGTACAGATGCAAATGCAGGAACTGCAGATCAAAGCACAGGATCAGCAGCGCAAGGCTGCTAAAGATCAAGTGGACGCCCAGCTTAAAGCTGCACAGATGCAGATTGAGCGGGAGCGGATCATGGCGCAAATGCAGTTGGACGACAAGAAACTGCAGATTGACGCTGCCAAAGCTGCTACGTCCGCTACAAACGACCGGCAACAGCTAATGTCGAAACTCAGTGTCGACGTGCTCAAGCATCTGGATAAACAACGGCAACCCAGCAAAAAAGAGGCGTAAAGGACACGTATGGACGTTTTTGAGATATTGCTCGAACAGACCGACGAAAAGGTCGCACAGCTTAAAGAACACCTGTCAGAGGGTAAAGCTTCAAGCTTCGAGGAATACAAACGGTTGTGTGGGGAGATTCGAGGTCTGCTCCTTGCGCGTGGTTACATCACAGACCTTCAACAAAAAGTGGAGTATTCGGATGAGTGAAATTTTGCTGGCTACAAACCCCAGCAGTCAGAAAGAAGCTGCGGAAGAGAAGGCTCGGCAACTCCCAACCCCGTCGGGTTATCGCATTCTGTGCGCTATCCCCGAAGTGGAGAAAGAGTATGAGAGCGGTCTGATTAAGGCCGACGATACGGTACGAATGGAAGAAACGCTGACGACGGTGCTGTTTGTCGTCGAGATGGGGCCGGATTGCTACAAAGATCCAGCTCGATTTCCGTCCGGACCGTGGTGCAAGAAAGGAGACTTTGTACTGGTTCGCCCGTATGCAGGCTCCCGGTTGGTCATTCACGGACGAGAGTTCCGGCTCATCAACGATGACTCGGTTGAAGGCGTGGTGCTCGATCCACGCGGTATTAAACGCAAGTAGAGGAAGACAAGATGCCTCAGTTTGAACAAGAAGACTTTAAGTTCCCGGACGAAGTCGAAGACAAGAAAGACGCCAAAGCGGCAGATTCTTTGGTCATTGAAGTTGAAGATGACACGCCCGAGGAAGATCGTGGTCGTACGCCGCTTCCCAAACCCCTAGTCGAAGAGCTTGAGAAAGACGAGCTTGAAGACTACGACGAGAAAATCAAAACCAAACTCAAGCAGATGCGGAAGGTTTGGCATGATGAACGTCGGGAAAAGGAAGCCGCGTTACGAGAGCAACAGGAAGCCGTAACGCTGGCACAGCGGCTCTTTGAAGAGAACAAGAAGATCCGAAGTCTTCTTGCGACCGGTGAAAAAGAGTATGTAGCGACCGCCCAGAAAGCTGCCGAGATGGAGCTGGAAGCGGCGAAAAAGGCTTTGCGGCAGGCGCACGAAGAGTTTGACGCCGATAAGATTGTTGAGGCACAGCAGGCGCTGCAGCTTGCCAACCTCAGTATGATGCAGGCGAAAAACTTTAAGCTCGCCCCTTTACAGGAAGAAGAAACTCCTGTACAAACGCAACAAACGGCACAGCCGTCTGCTCCTCGTCCTGATGACCGGTTGGTAGCGTGGCAAAAGCGCAATACTTGGTTTGGGACGAATAGAGGGATGACCGCCTATGCTCTCGGACTCCACCAAGAGTTAGAGGATTCAGGCGTCGCGGTTGGGTCTGATGAATACTATTCCGAGTTGGACAAAACACTTCGGAAGCGCTTCCCAGAAGTTTTTGAGGAAGACGATCAACGCCCCGCTCAAAAATCGAGGGCAACGACTGTGGTAGCTCCGGCAACAAGGAGTACGGCTTCTAATAAGGTTAAGCTCAAGACAAGCCAGATTAACCTTGCCAAGAAGTTTGGTCTTACGCCGGAACAATATGCACGGGAAGTTATGAAACTGGAGTCCCAAAATGGCTGAAAATCGTACCCCCCGTGACATCGAAACGCGGGAATCTAAAGCTCGCGTTAAACAGTGGCAACAGCCCGAGATGCTCCCCGAGCCAGACAAAATGCCGGGATTTGTGTATCGCTGGATTCGTGTTTCTACTTTGAGTGTGGCTGACCCTCGTAACATTTCCGGTAAGTTCCGGGAAGGTTGGGAAGCGGTGCCGCTCGAAGAGCAGCCCAAATTCAAGCTGTTGGCCGACCCAAATGGTCGCTTTAAGGACCATATCGAAATTGGCGGTTTGCTGCTTTGCAAGACTCCGGCTGAGCTGGTCGCACAGCGTAATGCGTACTATCAGCAGCAGGCGGATCGGCAAGCAGAAGCGGTAGATAACACGCTTATGCGCCAGAGTGACCCGAGGATGCCGCTCTTCAAGGAGCGCAAGTCCACGACCAGCTTTGGCAAAGGCGCTTAATTCAATTTAGGAGTCTGAAATGACCTATCCCACGGTTTCAAAACCGTACGGTTTTCGGCCCATCAATCTAATTGGTGGTCAGCCGTACGCTGGTAGCACCCGCATGTTCAAGATCGCCAGCGGGTATAACACCAGTATTTTCTACGGCGATCCCGTCAAGATCCTCCGCGACAGCAGCAGCTTGTTGCCTATTGATGGCACTGTGGTTGTGCAGGATCGGTCTTGGTCTGGTTCCAGTAGCATGATGATGGGAACGACTAACAATCTGCCCTACACCATCGGCGTTTTCATGGGTTGTTCGTACACCAACCCTGTGACGAAGCAAAAGACGTTCTCGCAGTACTACCCCGCTGGTACGGCTGCGAATGACATCCAAGCTTATGTGGTGGACGACCCCGATGCGTTGTTCAAGGTTGTATTTGTGAACAATGTGCCGACGTACTACGACGATCCGTTCACCGCTAATGGTACGACTCCGGCGTATGCTAATCCGTACTATGTTGGACGCAATCTTCTGGTTGCTGTCAACCCCGGCGACACTAACACGGGTAATAGCGCGTACGGCGTGACAGATGTATACAACCCGCTGTATATCGTCCAGCAAAATGTTATGCCGGTTCGCGTTGTCGATGTGGTTCCTGAGACTGCAACTGCGGCGGGCTTTGTGGAGCTGATCGTCAAGTGGAATATGCCGGGCTATCTGTATAACGGCGAATCCGGTCAGGATTGGGGCGGCGGTCACGAGTATTACTGGCCCGGTTCGACCGGCAGTATCATCCTCTAAGGAGTTCTAGAAAATGGCTATTTCACGCGCACAACTACTGAAAGAACTCCTGCCGGGTCTTAATGCCCTGTTTGGTCTGGAGTATTCCCGCTACGGCGAAGAGCACAAAGAGATCTACGAAACCGAGACCTCGGAACGTAGCTTTGAAGAGGAGACCAAGCTGTCGGGCTTCTCCGCTGCTCCGGTCAAGAGCGAGGGCGCTGCCATCGCTTACGACAACGCACAAGAGGCGTGGACTGCTCGCTATAACCACGAGACGATTGCTCTCGGCTTCTCGCTGACGGAAGAGGCGATTGAGGACAACCTCTACGACTCGCTGTCGGCGCGTTACACGAAAGCTCTGGCTCGCGGTATGGCGTACACCAAGCAGGTCAAAGCGGCGGCAGTTCTGAACAACGGCTTTAACCCCTCGTATGTGGGCGGTGACGGCGTCAGCTTGTTCTCGACTGACCATCCGCTGGTGTCCGGTGGTGTCAACAGCAACACTCCTTCGACTGCTGCGGACCTGAATGAGACCTCGCTTGAGGCTGCTGTCATTCAGATCGCTGGATGGGCGGATGAGCGTGGCCTGCTGATCGCTGCCAAGCCGAAGAAGCTTGTTGTTCCCCCGGCGCTGATGTTCGTTGCAACCCGACTGCTCGAGACGGAACTCCGTGTCGGTACGACGGATAACGACATCAACGCGCTGAAAAACAACGGCTCGATCCCCGAGGGTTACACGGTCAATCACTTCTTGACCGACACTAACGCTTGGTTCCTGACGACCGATGTGCCCAACGGCCTGAAGCACTTTGTTCGTACCCCGATGGCTACGTCGATGGACGGAGACTTCGATACGGGCAACGTCCGCTACAAGGCCCGCGAGCGTTATTCGTTCGGCTGGTCGGATCCGCTCGGCATGTACGGCTCGCCCGGCGCTGCGCCCACCCCGGCCTAATTGGGGTGTGAGGGAGGGGGGCTTCGGCCCCCCTTTCTTTTTATCTGTTCTCGTGGTACAAATCTGCCATCCGGGATATCCAAATCCAGCGTATCAGACGACCCGGCGACGACATGCAGACTGATACGCGACTCGCATGTGAGGTTTCAAAATGGGTACTTCAACGGTATCCGGTCCGTTCCGGTCACAAAACGGCTTTCAAGAACTTGTTAATGGCGTCTGGACCCCCGTCGGCGGTGGCGGCGGTAATCCTAACGACATCGTAGTCACTACTACATTGAATTCAAACGCTGATTGGCTTACTCCAACATCTAGTGTTTTTGCTGTAGATCTCGGCGTTCCTATGCAAACTATTAAGGATAGTGTCGAGTCTGGCGGTAAATGGGCTTGTTTCTCCGGGTTTGATATGGTTGCTAATGTTAGATCTGCCCTAAGCACAAGCGGGTCTTACACTTATTGGCTAACGCAAACGACTACGAATGTTCAAATAGCTAACGCTGTTTGTCCGTACAGTGTGTGTTATAACCAGTTAGTATTTTTTAGTTCTGACTGTGGGAGTGTAACGGCGTACCCAACATCCGGGACTTCTAATTCATACTGTTTTGGAAATTTTTACGCCGCGCCCGGTATGCCAACTCCTGTTTCTTGCGGTTATATTGCTACCGGTTATTATGGTTGCGTGTCTGGGCTGGATTTGGCGTGTCCCGCTAAAATCTTTCTTGAAATGTCGGGTATCGGGACATGTGGAAACCCATACCCAGTAGTCCAAGTCGTCACCACGTTGCATTTTAATAACTGGACTGGGCAGTAAATAAGGAGAACCCCCCATGCATGACCTGTACATGATCGAAGGTGGACTTGGTAAAAATGCCGCGTTCACCGCTTTAACGCCGGAGCTGGTAAAGAAGTCAGGCGATAAGGTGCTTATCTCCGCACCTTTTCATGAAGTCTTTATTGGCAACTCAGACGTTAAAGGCACTACGTCTATTCAGGTTGCGTTTGGGGGCGATTCTAGGTTGAAGGACGTACGGAATATCTATAACGCAGAACCGTATAAATCAAACTTCCTGCACGGCAAGATTAGTTTGATAGAAGGGTTTTGTAATGTGTTAGATATTCCGTACCGTCCGGATATGCTGCCTAAGCTGTATACGCACAGCGTCGCTAACAAGGCAGAAGCGTTTTTGAAGTCTAAGGACATTACTGGCCCGTACGTATTGACGCAGTTTACTGGCGGACAAGCCGCCGTTAACGGACAAATCCAACAGCAATACCAGAGCGTCAATCCCGGTCGCAACTACCCGTTGATTTTCGCAAAACGGGTGGTGGAAAAGCTTATTCGTAGCGGTGTGACGGTGCTGGACTGCACTCTGCCAAATGAGCCAACATACGAAGGCGCGGTTAAGTGTTCTGAGCATTGGTCGGTTATTCACGAACTGATGAAAGGCGCACAAGGCTTTATCGGCATCGATTCGTACTTGAACCATTTTTCCGGCTCCGCAGGTATTGAGGGCGTCGTGATCTGGGGTAACACGAGTGCCCGGCAGTTTGGCTATCAGCACAACTACAACCTGCAATATCACATGCCATATGGTTGGGAGCAGGCTAAGTTTGACGCGGAAGATCCGCGAAATATCATGGTCGATCCTGACTTGGTGGCGGATGTGTACTTCAAGAAAATCGTCCTACGTGATAAGAAGGCCGCGTAATGTTTGTTCATACCCCTGTATCCGTCGGCGAACTTGGCGACAAGATTACGATTCTCCGCATCAAAGCAGAACGGATTAGTGACGCGGCTAAATTGCGTAACGTCCGGTACGAGCTTGATGTACTAGAGTCTATTTGGAACGAGCGGCGATTGGCCGGAAAAGTTGATCTGTTGCCGCTTCAAGAGGTCAATGACACTCTCTGGGATATCGAAGATAAGATCCGTGTGAAGGAATCTCGCCAAGAGTTTGACGAGGAATTCATTTGGCTGGCCCGCGCGGTCTACAAGACCAACGATAAGCGGGCGGAGCTAAAGAAGCAGATCAACGTGCAAGTAGGGTCTACGCTTGTGGAAGAAAAGAGCTATGTCAATTCCTAAGCAGATCTATCAGACGTTCTTCAAACGCTCGGGGTTACACCCGAAAATTGAAGAGAACATCGCCTCGCTTGTAGCTAGTAATCCGGGGTGGACGCACAACTTCTATACCGACGATGACTGCGTGGAGTTCATCAAGCAGCATTACGGTCAGGAGATGTTGGACACGTACAACCTGATTAATCCTAGCTACGGCGCGGCGAGATCGGATCTGTTTCGGTATCTGCTGATCTACGCAGTGGGCGGCGTATATCTGGACATCAAGAGTTCAGTCTCTGTGCCGTTAAACAAGCTCACTGGAAACAGTGAGTACATCCTTGCGCACTGGGAAGATGTGCCTAAAGGCATGTTTGACGGGGATGCCCCGGAGCATGGTGAGTTCCAGCAGTGGCACGTGATTGCAGCCGCTAAGCATCCGTTCCTAGAGGCAGTCATTGAGCGTGTGGTGCGGAACATTCATGATCCGGCAAACCGTGAACTCAGCGGGAAGATGGGCGTGATCCGGCTCACTGGACCCGTGCCATACACGCGGGCAATCATGCCGATCCTGCACAAGCACCCGTATACACGGTACCGTACAGACAACCAAGCGGGGTTGGTCTACACCGTCATGCCCGGTAACGATGGGCACATGTTCTTGTACAACAACAAAGACAACGTGCACTACTCGCGGTTCTCGCACCCGATCATTGGCGACGCAGAACCCGTACGCAAGAAAAATCTGATCGTAGACACTGCGTACGCAATCTACGAAAAGGCACTCAAACGTAAGCTGGAAGCAGCCAGTGCGTGATCAGTTTGCGCACATGATGCGGGAGATATTTGATTTTCTATGGAAGTACCCGCGCGTTCAAGATCATCACAGGAAAAACAAGTTTGATAAAGACTGGCGCAATCATCCTCGGATCGATGTCCACGAAACAGTAGATTGCGACGGTGAGGCGGTGCTGAATGTAGCGTCGGGCAGTATTACGATGGGCGAGTACAGCTTTCTTGGGCAGCGGTGTATGTTAATCGCAGGTACGCATGACATCACCAAGAAAGGTAAGCTGCGCAAAGATGGTGTTATAAAAACGGGCTACGACATCACAATCGGTAAAGGCGTGTTCATCGGGGCGGGGTCGATAGTTTTAGGCCCATGCAGGATTGGTGATCACGCAGTAATTGGAGCTGGGTCTGTTGTACCGGCGGGCGAGTACGAAGGCGAATGTATATACGCTGGCAACCCAGCGGTGTTTAAGAAACGAATTACTTTTACGGAGTAATCATGGGTACTTCAACGGTATCAGGGCCGTTCCGGTCACAGAATGGCTTTCAAGAACTAGTCAATGGGGTTTGGACACCTGTAGGTGGCGGTGGTGGCGGCGGTGGGTATACGTTTGCGACACTATATGGTGAATACGGGCCTAACGCTAGCTTGGATAATCGGTACTCAGATAGTTTTTATACTGTTAGTGGCCCGACCGCCGGGACTGTTATAACACTCCCAGAAGTACCTGTCGGTGGGACTATCGCTATTAACTTGGATAATGGTGCTAGTACCTCTGTCTGGAAAATAAAAGTTCCGACCCCTGCTGGGGCGGATTTCGCTTTTATCGCACAAAATTTATCTGTTAATTTATCCAATGACTTTACCGGTTTGTCCGCCCCGACAAGTTCTTGGCAAGTATGGGATGAAGTTAACGATTTTCCATCTGATTCTGTTTATCTATACGGCACGATACAGAATATGCTAACTTTAGTTCGTGCGCCTGATATGGTTTATCCGGGTTTTGGGGTTATTGTTTCATATTACTTTGTTACTCCAATGGTCACCGTTGGCGGGTATGATGAAGTAAATCAAGTAGCAGTTAACTTCAATCGATTCCCCGCACAGAATTTCACACATTCTTAAGGATTTAATCATGCAACGTCCCGATCACATTAGCGAAGAGCGGTGGGCTAAGCTTCTTGAGTTCGTTGCCAAGCTTAAAGAGCAACGCCAGCCCCAACCCCAACAACCCCAACAACCCACGGGTAACCAGTCATGAAAACTGACGTTAAAGCAGCGAATGTCTCAGCTACCGGAGTTGTCTACGGGGCGCGGACGCGGCTTCGTGGCGCGCTGATTGTGCCCGGTGGTTCGGTCGGGTCCGTCCTCATCAAAGACGGCGCTAGTGGGGCTACGATCCTGTCGGTCACTACGCTTGCGAACGGCACCCCGTTTTCGGTCGTAATCCCTGAAGACGGCGTTCTTGTATCGACCGGACTGTACGCGACCGTTAGTAACGCTACGGCTACCGTCTTCTATGGCTAAAAATGGACATTGCCAAAACAATCGGTGCTGTTGCCGCAAGCGTAGCTGCGCTGGGGGGTAGTTACACCTTGGTGGACAAGGTTGGGTGGTTGGAAAGCCCAATCCTTGTCTGGGCACCGGAGCATTTTAAGATTGAACCCGCTAAGCTAGGGGAGTCGGTCACAGTGACGGTGGCGAGGATCAAGAAGCGCGACGATTGCTCGGTAGAGTCGTTTATCCCAAGCATTCGAGATGGTAAGGGTATGGTTCATGAAGCTGTGCCATCAAACGCTAAATTCTCCGGCCCTGCTAGTCCAGAGATCGACACCTTCACTTATACATTGATCGTCAAGTCTGAGATGCAGCCCGGTAAGGCTACGTTACTTGCGACGATCAAATACAAGTGCCCCGAGGGCGAGCGGACGGTTAGCTATCCAAAGCACAAGAACTTGAGTTTTAATCTGGAGGCAAAATGATTACCCTTCTTACGACCCTTCTCTCCTTCCTCGCCGGGGGCTTACCTAAACTCCTTGGCTTCTTCCAAGATCGCGCAGACAAGGCGCATGAACTGAACCTCGCCCGGATGCAGATCGAGCGGGAATTGGAGTTGAGGAAGGCAGGTTTTGAAGCCCAAGCAAGGGTAGAAGAGATCAGGACAGACCAGTTGCAGGTCGGTGCAGAGGTGACGATGGCGCAGACGGCGTTAGCCGAGAAGCAAGCCCTGTACGCGCACGACATTGCCATCGGGGAAGGCGCAAGCCGGTGGGTCATCAACGCTCGTGCTCTGGTTCGCCCGGTCATTACCTACGGGATGTTTGCTCTTCTTTGCTTCATCAACATCTTCGGGGCGGCGTATGCTTGGCATCTGGGAACCCCGTTTGCAGAGGTAATTGCTAACCTGTGGGACGCAGACACCCAGATCATTTGGGCGTCCGTCATCAGCTTCTGGTTCGGAAGCCAAGCGTTCAGCAAAAAATGAACGCGCTGATTAAGATGCTCAAGCATCACGAGGGAGTGCGCTATGTTCCCTATCGTTGTCCTGCTCGCCTGTGGACTGTCGGTGTGGGTCGTGTCATCGATCCTTCTCACCTGCGCGTACCGTTTGATCGACGACTTGAGCTCCCTATACCGGCAGGTTGGGATCGGCGATTAACAGAGGGGGAAGTCGATGCGCTACTTCAAGAAGATCTTCAGCGGTTTCTTCCGGGGGTACTCAGACTATGTACTGTGGTTCCTCTTAGCAATCGCCATCTGGCACTCGCTTCGTTCGCTTTCAATGTTGGGCTAGGTAATCTTCAAGCCAGCACACTGCGGCAAAAGCACAACCGGGGAGATTACTCCGGTGCCGCAGACGAGTTCTTGAAATGGAATCTATCTGCTGGTAAAGTGTTAGCTGGCCTCGTTACTCGTCGCAAGGACGAGCGTGCTCTCTATCTTGGAGCGGTAAATGGCTAAGTCCCCCGCGTGGCAGCGCAAAGAAGGCAAAAACCCAGAAGGTGGTCTTAACGCCAAAGGTCGCGCTAGCTACAACAAGGCTAACCCCGGCAAGCCCGGACTCAAAGCCCCCCAACCTGAAGGCGGTTCCCGGCGCGATTCATTTTGTGCCCGGATGAAAGGGATGAAGCGGAAGCTTACTTCGGCTAAGACCGCTAATGACCCAAACAGCCGTATCAACAAATCTCTGCGGGCGTGGAATTGCTGATATGAAAGACGCAGAAGTCGGAAAGACATTCTTAGATGGCTTGTCTGTTATCACGGTTGTCGGTACTCTTGTTGATATGTTGCCATCTATCGCGGCTGTGTTTACCATCCTGTGGACGGGCATTCGCATATGGGAAACCGATACGATGCAGCGCATGCTAGGACGTAAAAAAGATGCCAAGCAAGAGCAAAGCCCAACACAATCTGATGGCGATGGTCGCTAATGACCCCGCTGCCGCTAAACGTGTTGGTATCCCGCAAAAAGTAGGTCGTGATTACGTCGAGGCTGATAAAGGCCGCAAATTTAACCAAGGTGGTGACATGAAAGAATCTAAAGCGATGATGGGCAAAGAGCTGGCCTTCATGAAGAAAAAGGGCGCTCCGAAGTCGATGGTCAAGCATGAAATGGCCGAGATGGGCGCTATGAAGAAAGGTGGCAGCATCAAGAAGATGGCTTCTGGCGGGCTGGCTGCTGGGCACAAATCGGCTGACGGGATTGCCAAGAAAGGCAAGACCAAGACGACGCAGGTCAAGATGAAATACGGCGGGGCGTGCTGAGATGGCTACGGCACCTAAAAAACCAGTTCCGGCCCCTACCGATCTTGGCAAGCCGACGGCGGAAGCCGAAGCACGCATGCGTGCTCAGGTTGAGGAAGCCAAGACTCAATCACAGATGGATGCAGCCTATGATGCCGCTGCATCCCGCTCTATGGGTACTTACAAAGAGCCTGTGAAGAAAGCTAAGGGTGGTTCGGTCGGTTCCGCTTCTGCTCGCGCGGATGGCTGTGCTCAACGTGGCAAGACGCGGGGCAGAATGGTGTAGAGGGGAGTAGCATGGCACGAAACTTAAAAAATCTTGCGGTGTTGGCGGCGCTTTTGGGGTCCGGTGCAATGGCGTCTCGTGAAAAAACGGATCTCGGCGTTGATTCTGTTACGGATGAAGATCGTGAGGCGTTTAAAGCGGCGTACCCTAAAATGAAAAAAGGTGGCGTTGTTTCGGCTTCCCGCCGTGCAGACGGCGTTGCTAAGCGCGGTAAAACCCGGGGTAAGTTCGTATGATGGCAAGTCGCGGCATGGGGGCTATTAACCCCAGTAAGATGCCCGGCGCTAAGCGCAAGCAGCGCCGCGACGATACTGACTTTACGCAGTACGCCGAAGGTGGATCGGTCAAGTCCAAGGTCAACGAGGCGGGCAATTACACGAAGCCCGGCATGCGTAAAGCCCTGTTCAACAGCATCAAGTCTCAGGCAGTACAGGGCACAGGAGCAGGGCAGTGGAGCGCCCGCAAGGCGCAGCTTCTGGCTAAGAAGTATAAGGAACGGGGCGGGGGCTACCGAGATTGAAAGCTCCGCAGAAATCGCTCTCTGACTGGACCGCCCAGAAATGGCGCACTAAGTCTGGTAAGCCGTCATCTAAGACGGGTGAGCGCTATTTGCCGGAGGCAGCGATCAAGTCTCTTAGCCCTGCCGAATACGCGGCAACGACCAAGGCTAAACGCGCCGGTAAAGCCAAAGGCAAGCAGTTCGTAGCGCAGCCCAAAACGATTGCTAAAAAGACAGCGAGTTTTAGATGACCACTTCCGGCGCTACTAGTTTTACGCTAGACCTCAATGATCTGATTGAGGAGGCATACGAGCGTGCCGGTATCGAGGTACGGACGGGATACGAGTTTCGGACTGCCCGTCGCTCGTTGAACCTACTGACAATTGAATGGGCCAATCGCGGTATAAACCTGTGGACGATTGAGCAAGGTCAGATCGTCATGAACACGGGGCAGATCACATACCCGATCCCCACCAATACGATTGACCTGCTGGATCATGTGATCCGTACTGGCTCGAACACCTCGCAGATTGACATCAACATCACTCGCGTCTCTGAGTCTACGTACTCCACCTACCCCAACAAGAACGCGACGGGCAGGCCGATTCAGGTCTGGGTCAACCGGCAGACCGGGCAGTCGTACACGACGACCAGCTATCTTGCTGCGACAATCGGCCCGACAGACACCACGATCACGCTTAGCAGCACGAGCAATCTCCCGGCAACCGGCTTCATTACCATTGAGAACGAGACGATTCTCTATCAGAACGTGTCGGGCAATCAGCTCCTGAACTGCTTCCGTGGACAGAATGGCACTACGGCTGTGGGGCATACAGCATCGCCTACGCAATTCGTCACGGTGAACTATTTGCCCAGTATCAACGTCTGGCCGTCGCCCAATGCGCCGGGCAACCAATACACGTTTGTCTACTGGCGACTGCGCCGGATGCAGAACGCTGGCGATGGCACTACAGACCAAGACATCCCGTTTCGTTTGATTACTTGTCTGGTGGCGGGGCTGTCCTACTATTTGTCCGTTAAGCGTCCTGACATAGCTCCTGATCGTATCGCTATGTTGAAGGCGGACTACGAACAGCAGTGGGAGCTTGCCTCTACAGAGGACCGCGAAAAGGCTGCTGAACGGTACGTGCCTCGAATGTTGTTTTACTGAGGTGACGTATGCCGTCTAAGTTTGCCTCAGGTAAGTATGCAATTGCGGAATGTGACCGCTGCGGTCAGCGGTACAAGCTGAAGGAGCTTAAGAAGCTCATTATTAAGACCCAGATCGTCAACCTAAAGGTCTGCCCCTCTTGCTGGGATCCAGATCAGCCGCAGTTGTCTCTTGGTCTTTACCCAGTTAATGATCCGCAAGCTGTGCGTGATCCAAGGCCGGATGTGAGCTATCAAGTTTCTGGTACAAACGGGCTGCAAACTAACATCAATGGCGGTCCCGGTATAGACGGAGCAGGTACATCCGAAGGCGGTAGCAGGATTATTCAGTGGGGCTGGAACCCTGTAGGTGGAGCGCAAGCCTATGATACGGGACTTACGCCAAATAACTTGGTGTTAGGTGTGCAGCTTGGTACAGTAACGGTCGTAACGACCTAAGGAGTCCGTGATGGACAAGAAACAAGTCAAAGCCATTGCCGGTACGGAAGTGAAGGCGCATGAGAAGCGTATGCACGGCAAGGGCATGGCTAAAGGCGGGGTTACTTCGTTGGCGATGAAGAAGTACGGACGGAACCTCGCACGTGCGATGAACCAGAAAAAATCTTCGTTCCCGACCAAAAAGGGGGCGTAAATGGCTAAGTTCTCGCAAAAAGTGATGGGCAAAGAGGTCGGCAGGGCCGATGTCTACGCGCCTCCCCACACCATGACCGGGACTTCCGGCGTGGACCTTAGCAACTCGGGCTACGGTGCCGACCACGGCAGTACTGCGCCCCAAGTCAACATGAGTGTTGGCAACATCAACCGCGACGGCTATCCCGGTGTCAAGACTTCGGGCATCGTGGTGCGTGGTACGCGCAATCAGACCAAAGGCAAGATGGCTCGCGGCCCGATGGCGTAATCATGAACTACACTCAGCTTGTCACTGCGATTCAAAGCTATACGGAGAACCAATTTCCGCTGGTTGTGCTGGCGGATGGGTCTACTGTTAGCCCCACTACGCAGATCAATCGCTTCATCCAGCAAGCTGAGCAGCGCATCTATAACTCAGTGCAGTTCCCGTCTTTGCGCAGGAACATGACTGGGGTAACAACGCCTAGCAACAAGTACCTTTCTTGCCCAGAGGATTTTTTGGCGACGTATTCGCTAGCTGTAGTTGACGCTGCAGGCGAGTATCACTACTTGTTGAACAAAGACGTTAACTTCATTCGTGAGTCGTATCCCAGTCCCAGCACCGTGGGGCTGCCTAAGTACTACGCCCTGTTTGGCCCGACCGTCAACGGTGCCTTCATCACGAATGAGCTGTCTTTTATTCTGGGGCCGACCCCGAATGCTGCCTACACTGTAGAGCTGCATTTCTACTATTACCCAGAGTCGATCACGACCGCGAACACGAGCTGGCTTGGCGACAATTTTGATTCTGTGCTGCTCTACGGGGCGCTGGTCGAGGCGTACACCTTCATGAAAGGTGAGCCGGATCTTATTGCGCTGTACGACGGGAAATACAAGGAAGCCCTTGCGCTGGCTAAACGTCTCGGCGACGGCATGGAGCGTCAAGATGCGTACAGATCCGGCCAATACCGACAGGCGGTGACTTAATGGCTTTCACCGGCAACTACACGTGTAACGTATTCAAGTCAGGGCTGTTGACCGGGGTCTACAACTTTAGCTCTGACACGTTTAAGATGGCGCTGTACACCAACAGCGCTTCGCTGAATGCGGATACCGCCGCGTACTCGACCACTTTGTTGGGAGAAGTTACACCTACCGGGTCGTACGTAACGGGTGGACAGATTCTTACGGGCGTTGTGCTGGGGATCAACAACGGGACTGCGTATCTGTCGTTCAACAATCCTAGCTGGACTGGAGCATTTACTGCTCGCGGTGCGCTAATCTATAATGTGACGGCGTCAGACGCTGCTGTTTGCGTTCTTGATTTTGGGAACGATAAAACCTCTGCTCTCACATTCACGGTTCAGTTCCCGGTTGCATCCAGTACATCTGCCATCATAAGGATTGTTTAATGCTCATCACGACGACCAAAGGCGAAATGGACGAGAGTCTGCTGATAAAGCAAACTGGGTCCATTGACAATGACCACGAGTACACGGTGTGGGTTGAATACTGGCATGAGGACGAGCTTGTGCATCGTTCCGTGCATGTGACTCTGAAGAAAAACGTTATGGCCGACGGTCTGGCCGCGATGATCTCTTAAGGAAATATCATGCCTAATACACAAGCGATGACTACGTCTTTCAAGACGGAGTTGCTTAACGCCTACCACAACTTCAGCGCGACAAACCCTGCCCGTACCATCAACACGGCGGACACGTTCAAAGCTGCGCTGTATTTGGCTTCGGCGACGGTCAATGCCGGTACTACGGTGTACAGCACGACCGGAGAAGTAACCGGCACGAACTATACGCCCGGCGGCATCACGATCACTTCTTGGAACGCCCCTACCAGCAGCGGCACGACTGCGTACACGACGCCTACTGCCTCTTTCACGTATACCAACGTGACGTTGAGCACGGCGTTCGACGCGGTGTTGATCTATAATAGCTCGCAAGGCAACCGTGCTGTAAGCGTCCACACTTTCGGTTCACAGACCGTTACCGCTGGCACCTTTACGCTGACCATGCCGACCAATAGTTCTACACTCGCATTGCTTCGCCTTGCGTAACGAGGCGCGGTGGGGGACCGCCGCGTAATGTATGTTCGGAGCGAATTCGTTTTCCGCAACAACATTTAGCGGCCTACCCTTTGCAACTCTTGTCAGTTTATCGGGCGTATCAGCCGCTGGGGATGTTGGTAGTGTAGGTGTCACAAGTAGTACGACATCTGCACTCGGCATTTCCAGTTTCGGGGAAGTAGGTTCCCTCGGCGTTACCCGTTCATCGGTTCTCTCCGGCGTATCCGCTACCGGGGCTGTTGGAACAGTTGTCGGTAGTGGTGTCCCTGCGCTTACTGGCGTATCGGCTACTGGTGATGTTGGTTCGGTAGCAGACGCTCTTACGATAGCGCTTACCTCTGTCGTTGCTACAGGCGGCACAGGTCTTGTTACTGTCGATTCTAGCCTCGACACGCTGTCTGGCGTTGTCACCAACACCGATGTTGGCTCGCTAGGCGAAGAATTTACCCTCGCGCTTACCGGCGTAGAAGCTACCGGCCAAGTCGGTACTGTACTGCCGGGGCTTCCATACGAAGTTGACGCCTTCGCTGCCTTCTCGTTTGCTGAAGGTCCGTTTGGTGGGGCGTACTACCTTCTGCCGATCACTGTAGAGACTACGGGTGTTTCCGCCACCGGACAGGTGGGCGATGTCTCTGCACAAACCGCTGTTGAGATAACGTCCGTTGCTGCTACAGGTGACGTAGGCTCTGTTGGCGTTGATATCAGCGTCGCGCTGAACGGTGTCTTTGCTACCGGCGAAGTCGGTACTGTTGTTGTCAATGCCGGTGGCGACGTACTGACCGGGGTATCTACCAGCGGACTAGCGGGCGACGTATCGCCTGTAATAACAACGGCGCTATCCGGTGTCTTTGGCACTGGGGATGTAGGAAACGTAGCCAGCACGCTTGATGTAGCGCTCAGCGGTGTCTTTGCTACGGGAGACGTAGGTTCTGTTGCTGTTGGTACCGTTACGGTAGATCTGACGGGGGCGGTCGCTGCTGGGCAGGTAGGCACCGTATTGCCGGGACTGCCGTACGAAGTTGACGCATTCGCCGCTTTCTCATTTGCTGAAGGTCCGTTTGGCGGTGCTTACTATGTGCTGCCCATCACTGTAGATATCACCGGGGTTAGTGCCACCGGTGACGTAGGCTCTGTTGGCGTCAGTCTTACGATTGACCTTACGGGAGTTTCAGCTACTGGTGAAGTAGGCGATGTAGTTATTGGAGCGGCGCTTACCGGTGTTGAGGCTACTGGGGCGGTAGGATCCGTTAGCCCGGAACTGCTGATTGAGCTTTCGTCCGTTACAACTAACGGTGATGTTGGAACTTTAAGCGCTGACTCAACTCTCGCAGCTCTGAGCGGCGTAGAAGCTACCGGCCAAGTCGGTACTGTTCAGTTCACGATCCCGTACGACGTAGACGCGTTCGCTGACTTCACGTTTGCGCAGGGTCCGTTTGGCGGTTCGTACTATGTGTTGCCAGTATCAGCAGAGCTGACCGGCGTTCAGACTACAGGAGACGCTGGCTCCCTCGCCGTCAGCCTTACGATTGATCTCGTAGGTGTGTCGGCTACTGGCGAGGTAGGGGATGTTGCCTACGAGCAGACGCTCACGGGGGTTGTGGCAACTGGAGATGTCGGGACTCTAGGCGTAGACCTAACCGTCGATCTCTCGGGGGTTGAGGCTACTGGCGAAGTCGGCACAGTATGGGTGGTATCGCCTTATGAGGTTGATGCGTTTGCCGCCTTCTCGTTTGCCGAGGGTCCGTTTGGGGGCGCTTACTACGCATTGCCAATTACGCTTGAACTGAGCGGGGTTGACGCAACTGGTGACGTAGGTGCGGTGGGTGTAGAGGTTTCGCCTGAACTTACTGGGGTCTGGGCGGACTGCGATGTCGGTACGGTGCTTGTGCCGAGTTCATACGACCTCGATGCTTTCGCCACGTTTGCGTTTGCTGAAGGCCCGTTTGGCGGTTCGTACTATCAGCCCCCCACAATTATCGAGCTGGTCGGTGTTGACGCTATTGGGGATGTTGGTTCTGTCAGCGTAGAGATTTCGGTCGATCTTTTTGGCGTCGAGGCTCTTGGCGAAGTAGGTTCTGTAGCTACAACCTCCACAACCTTTGATGTCGATACCTTTGCCGGGTTCTCGTTTGCTGAAGGCCCGTTCGGTGGGTCGTTGTACACGCTTCCGACCATTATTGAGTTGGTTGGTGTACAGAGTACGGGCGAGGTTGGAAACGTAACCGCCAGTTCTTCGTCTATCGGGCTTTCCGGCGTTAGTTCTGCGGGGCAGGCAGGCAATTTACAATCGACATACGCTAGTGACATAATTGGAAACGCCGCTGTTGGAGCAGTAGGTTCTGTCGGCGTCCGGTACTGGAGCACAATTGTTGATGCCCAAACTCCGGGCTGGGTGGACGTCAACAACGGCGCGATTTCTACTCCTGTCGATACTTTCTCAGGTGCGGCGCTTGCGGAAGACTCTTTTGCTGACTCGCTACCTACTCCTCAGCAGCCCGGGTGGGCTAACATCACTAGCGCTCAGGGATCAATCTGGACTAGTATTAACACCGGTGCGATTGCAACGCCCGTAAACACCTTCTCAGGATCCACCTTTACCGAAGACTCGTTTGCTGAGTCTCTACCAACACCACAGACTCCCAACTGGACCAACGTCGATACCACTGAAGATGCAGAGTGGGAAGAAATCGATACCGTTACCTAGAGGAACAACATGGCTTTCGTAATCAAAGACCGAGTTCGTGAAACTACCGCCACTACCGGTACTGGTACCGTCACCCTTGCTGGAGCAGTGAGCGGGTATCAGGCTTTCTCAGCTATCGGCAACGGCAACACCACGTACTACTGTATCGCTGGGCAGGGCACCAACGAATGGGAAGTCGGTATCGGTACGTACACCTCTGCCGGTACTACGCTCTCCCGTACCACGGTGCTTTCGTCTAGCAACAGCGGCAGCTTGGTTCCGTTCTCTGCCGGTACCAAAGACGTTTTTGTTACGCAGCCTGCATCCCGCGCCGTTTTCCAAGATGATCTTCTAGACGCTTCTACGGGCAATAATTTTACGGCTAAGTCCTATAACAGCGGTCAACTAGCCGGGTTCCGAAATAAAATTATTAACGGCGATATGACTATATATCAGCGCCGAGAAGATGCCGTTGGTGCATCTTCAAATGGTTATCACTTAGATAGATGGACCACTGCCACCAATATTGTCGGTACAGTTGGTCAGACTCTTCAATCCACGGATGTACCTGCTAGCGCAACTTTTTATTATTCTCGTCGATTAAATGTAACATCGTCAAAAACTGTCGTAGCGGGTAATTATTACTGTATCGCGCAATATATTGAAGGCTACCAAGCTCGACCGTTTTTAAATAATACGTTTACTTATTCTTTTTGGGTTCGGTCGGCAAAAACCGGGACTCATTGTGTAGCATTTGTTAATAGCGGAAATGACCGCAGTTATGTGACCGAATATACGGTCAACGCAGCTAATACATGGGAATATAAAACGGTTACAGTAAGTGGCGGTCTAATTTCCGCTGGGACTTGGGATTGGTTAAACGGAGTTGGTGTACGGGTATTATTTACGTTAAATGCCGGATCAACATATCAAACTACGGCTAATAATTGGCAGACCGGCCAATACTATGCTACGTCTAGCCAAGTTAATGTGCTTGATACAAACGGTAATATTTTCTCTATTACTGGCGCGCAGCTAGAAATTGGCAGTGTCGTTACACCTTTTGAAACTAGGATGTACCCAACAGAACTCTTGCTTTGTCAACGGTATTATCAAATATACGGCAAATACAATACGCTTAGCACTTTTTTCTCTTACCGCGCGGCAGGAGATCCTAGCATTCCGCAGACTTTTTATTATCCGTTTCAGTTTGTTACTACGGTTAGGACTACCAGTCCTACTTGTACAATGTCGGGGCAATGGACTACAGTTAATGTAGCTAGTTTTAATATCGCTTCAGGCGCAAACGCGGGGGATAGCGGAGCAAGAATAACTATCAATACTACTACTACCGGGCTATTTGAGTTAACCGCAAGTATTGGCGGTGGGCCTGCTGATGGCGCGCGTATCATAGTAGATGCGGAATTAACTTAATTCTATGTTGTAGCTTGCTAAGGACCAGCGATGACCAGCACTCCGTCTACTATTCTGCGTCTGGAACTCATGGGGTCCGGGGATCAGCCCGGCACATGGGGAAACACGACCAACTCCAACATCGGTTCGCTGTTAGAAGGCGCGATTGCTGGCGTCGCTAATGTCTCGGTCTCTTCGGCTGCTCAGGCTTTTATCGCGCTTGACTACGCGCCCGACGAAGCGCGGATGGCGATTGTCAAACTGTCTACGACTGGGGCCGTGACCACGGCGTTTGCGGTCTATGCCCCGCCAGTATCTAAAATCTACGTTGTCCAGAACAACTCCGCTTATGCCGCGACGGTATATAACTCCACCGTGCTTGGTAATACGGTTGCTGCTGGTGCGGGGATTGTTGTAGGTGCTGGAGAAAGCGCGGTCGTATTTAGTGATGGTGCCAGCTTCTACGGGCTGTCGTTGGCGACCGGCGTCGTGCCTGTAATTCGAGGCGGTACCGGCGCAAATAATGCGGTTGATGCTCGGACTAATCTTGGTCTCACGATTGGTGCGGATGTAGCCGCAAACAATTCACCTGCGTTTACAGGAACGCCTACTGCGCCCACTGCGCTTGTCGGAACTAACGATACGCAGCTTGCTACCACTGCGTTTGTTAACACCCAAGTTGCAGACTACGCGCCCAGCAAAACCGGAACAGGCGCTAGCGGGACATGGGGGATTAACATCTCTGGGTCAAGCGCGACGGCTGGCACTGCCACTTCTGCCAGTACTGCTACGACTGCGGATAAATTTACTACGACTTCTGGCAGTGCCCCCGCTTACGCTATCAGAGCGTGGGCTAATATTTTTGGTTGGGGGTCGGGGCCGTATATTGCTAACTCAGGTAATGTGGCAAGTCTTACTTATAACGGCCCCGGTGACTATACGATTAATTTTATTACCCCGATGCCGAATGTAAACTATTCGATAGTTGCTACGGCTAACAACTATAACTACGGCCAGTCGCTGACTGTTGCTGTTAAATACGGAGACGGTTCGATCTACGGTACTACAAGTCCTACCCTTAAAACTACTAGCGCTGTGCGGATTGTGGTCGGGATCGGAAACAGTACCACTTATCTTGATGCCCCTGAACTCAATGTGATGATCATTTGCTAAGGGACCGCCATGCCTCTTAAAGAGCTTCGGTTTAGGCCCGGCATAAACAGAGAGGGGACCAGTCTCGCTAATGAAGGCGGTTGGTTTGATGGAAACCATATTCGTTTCCGCTCTGGCAATGCTGAAAAGATTGGCGGCTGGACTAAGGATGTAGGCGGGGCGTATCAGAATACTGCCGGTACTATTCTTCAGCCGCCTTACGGCTCTTTCTGGGGGGTGTGCCGGTCTCTGTGGAACTGGGTGACGCTGGCGGGGTATAACCTGCTTGGTGCGGGCACCAACTTAAAGTTCTACATTCAGAACGGTGTTGGCGGCAATTTTTACGACGTAACCCCGCTCCGATACACCACCATCCCCGGCACGGCTACGTTCTCTGCTACTCCCGGCTCGCCTGTTATCACTGTGACGGATACCGCGCATAATGCGCAAGCTGGGGATTTCGTCACGTATAGCGGAGCAGTGTCTTTAGGCGGCAACATCACGGCGGCAGTGCTGAACCGTGAATATCGTGTCGCTACTTATATCGATGCAAACACCTACACTATTGTTGCGACTGTAAGTGCTAATGGCTCTGATATCGGGAACGGTGGTTCGTCTACTGTAGCGGCGTATCAGATCACCACGGGTTCCGATATCTATACTGTCGGCGTTGGCTGGGGCGCAGGTGGTTGGAGTGGTGTTACTACAGGGTATCCGTCTACCGGGTGGGGGGCATCGTCATCTGCGGGTCTTGGGATTGGCATTCAGCTTCGCCTCTGGAGCCAACAGAACTACGGCGAAAATCTGATTATTAACCCGCGAGGCGGCGCGCTGTACTACTGGGTAAACAGTAATACGCCCGGCTTGTATAACCGCGCTCAGATTCTTTCGTCCACGAACACTAATACACAGGTTACGACTGGCGGGGTTTCTGCTGCTTGGTGGCAGACAGACGCTACTTGCCCGTCGATTTGTAATTTTGTGATGGTGTCTGACACCTCGCGCTTTGTGTTGGCCTTTGGCTGTAATGACCCGACAGGTACATATGCGACTACTGCTCTCGACCCTATGCAGATTCGTTGGTCGGATCAAGAAAATCTTTTGGTCTGGGCACCCAACCTTGCAACCAATCAGGCCGGAGGCATCCGTCTCAGTCACGGATCAGAAATCATCACAGCCTTCCAGTCCCGACAAGAAATCTTGGTCTGGACCGACGCCGCTGTCTATTCCTTGCAGTACCTCGGTCCACCGTATATTTGGGGATCTCAACTACTAGCCGACAATATCTCTATCGTTAGCCCGAATGCGGTTGTTTCGGCTAACAACGTCGTCTACTGGATGGGCGTAGACAAGTTCTACATGTACACGGGCCGCGTTGAAACTTTGCCTTCAGCGGTCCGGACGTATGTGTTTGAGAACATTAATCTCGCACAGTCGTATCAGTTCTTTGCCGGTACCAATGAAGGCTATTCGGAAGTTTGGTGGTTCTACTGCTCGCGCAATTCGGACGTTATTGACCGATACGTCATTTATAACCATTTGGATAAAGTGTGGTACTACGGCTCGATGCAACGTACGGCTTGGAACGATAGCCCGTTGCGGGACTATCCGATGGCTACGACTATCGGGAATGCTTTGGTTTACCATGAAGACGGCACAAATGACGGCACGACTAATCCGCCTTCGCCTATTAGTGCCTATGTCCAATCATCGGACTTCGATATTGGGGAAGGGCACAACTTCGGGTTTGTGTGGCGTCTGATCCCAGATATTACGTTTGATGGTTCGACGGTTAATCAGCCGTCTGCGTATATCACTATGCTGCCCCGCACCAACCCCGGTGCGAACTACACGGCTACTGACACGAACCCTGCGGTCATCAGTACTCAGAACTATGTGAACCAGCCGACATACACGATTCAGCAGTTCACGCAGATTCTCTATGTTCGCGCTCGTGGCCGACAGTTGGCGCTCAAGGTCTCATCTGATACGCTGGGTACGCAGTGGCAGGTTGGCGTCAATCGTCTTGATGTGCGACCGGATGGGCGTCGATGAGTTCGATCTTCACGAGCTTTACGCTCCAGAACCCTGTTGCTCCGCGCTTACCGGCTGCGCCAATAGAATACGACCAGCGGTACCAAGATCAGTTTCTGAACATCCTTCGTCTGTACTTCAATCAGCTAGATAACGTACTGGGGCAGATTTTGGCTACAGATACCCCGATCCCAATTTCGATTGGCGGAACCAACGTAGATGCGTTTAACCGGTTGCGCGTCAGCAATCCTTTTACGCTGTTCGACTCATCGCATCGTTACGCTGATAACAATCTATGGGCCAGCAAAACTACAGGCACTGCTACGGTTGCTTTCAATGCTGCGCAAGGTCTGGTCGATTTGACTATCGGCACCGCGCTTAACGACGAGATTGTTCGTGAAACGATCAAGGTGTTTTCTTACCAGCCGGGCAAGAGTCTGTTGGTGATGAACACCTTTATCATGGCCGCGACCAAAGCAGGATTACGCCAGCGCGTCGGGTATTACGGCGAGGATAACGGCATCTATATAGAGCAAGATGGTACGTCGGTGTACATGGTTGAGCGTAGCCTTGTTACCGGCGTTGTGACTGAGACCAAGGTAGCTCAAGCCAACTGGAACCAAGACCCGCTGAACGGTACCGGGCCGTCTGGACTCACGCTTGATCTGACCAAAGCTCAGATCTTGTACATGGACATAGAGTGGCTGGGTGTTGGTACGGTGCGAACCGGCTTTGTCATCGATGGCAACTTTATCCCCGCGCACAACTTCAATCACGCCAACGAGATAACCAGCACTTACGTCACTACCGCATCGCTACCGCTTCGGTACGAGATTAAAAATGTAGCGGCCACGGCGTCCTCCAGTACGTTGAAGCAAGTGTGCTCAACGGTCATTTCCGAAGGCGGGTATACCCTAAACGGTGCGCAGCTTTCTGTGGGTACATCGATCACCGCGCCACGTACGTTGACGACGGCGGGCACCCTTTATACGGTTGTGTCTTTGCGGCTAAAGACCACGAGGCTCGATGCGATTGTTATTTTGACCGCCATCTCTTTGCTTGGTATTACCAATAACTCCAATTACAAATGGGAGGTTGTGGCGTCTGGCACCACAACAGGTGGTACTTGGGTAAGCGCGGGCACCAACTCTGCGGTTGAGTACAATCTTAGCGGTACGTTTGCAGTCGGCACTGGGCGCGTTCTTGCCTCGGGCTACTTCCAAGGCTCAAACCAAGGATCGACCTCAATCGACATCTTGAAACAAGCCTTATTTGCGTTCCAGTTAGAGCGCAATCCGTTTACAGCGACGCCGTATGAGCTTACGCTAGCCGTCACTGCTTCCTCCAACGGCGACCAAGTTCATGCGTCTATGGACTGGGAAGAGATCAGCAGGTAATCGGGGATTAACATGTCTTACCACAACGTAGCTAAGCAGCTTGCATCCAAAGGCCGGGGATCGGACTCCACGCTTGTGCACATGTCCAACGGGGAAGTTCGCGGGCTGCAAGCTCTGGCGGCAGCACACGGCGGATCGCTCAGCATTAACCCCAGCACGGGTTTGCCTGAAGCCGGGTTCTTGTCGAACATCCTGCCGGTAATTGGTGGTGTGGCGATGACTGCTATGGGGGTACCGCCCCCTGTTGCCGCTATGCTTATGGGTGGCGGCACCGCGTTGGCTACGGGCGATCTCAATAAAGGGCTTATGGCCGGATTGGGCGCGTATGGCGGCGCGGGGCTTGGTTCGGGATTGATGGGGGCAGGAGCCGCTGGTACGGCGGCGGAGATGGCTGGCGGGTTGAGTGGCGCGTCGGCTGCGGAGTTGGCGGCTGCGCAGCAGGGAGCTGCGCAGGCTGCGGCGGCGTCTCCTTTCTCTGCTATGGGCCAAGGGTTGTCTTCCCTGACCTCGTCTGGGGCGGCTGGGGAAGCGGCCCGTTCTGGGTTTATGAGTGGTGTTGGTGGGATGAAAGGCTTGGGAATATCCGGGCTGGCGGCAGCAGCGCCTATGCTTTTAGGTGGAGACAGTGAAACGCCGCCACTCGCAAAAACACCTTCGTTGAATCGGCTGACCTATGCTCCCAATGTAACCACGCCTTTCCCGCAATCGACAGTACCCGCCTATGGGGGTCTGGGTCGCGATTTTGGTCGAGAGCAGCAGTACTTCTCTGGCAGGTATGTCGATACTGGCGTGCCCTTCCGGCCCGGAGCGTATGCTGCGGGTGGTCCCATTGACAAACCGGTTGAAGCGTATCCCATGTCCTACATCGACGCCGCTGAGTATTCTAGGGGGCTAAACCTGCCGATGCCGCAAATGGCGAGTGGCGGTATTTCCAATCTAGGCGATTACTCGGATGGCGGGCGGCTTCTGCGGGGTCCGGGCGATGGGGTGTCTGACTCTATTCCGGCTACGATTGGTGGCAAGCAGCCCGCACGGCTTGCCGATGGTGAGTTTGTTGTACCTGCACGTATCGTTTCCGAGCTTGGGAATGGGTCTACTGAAGCAGGCGCTAAAAAGCTTTACGCTATGCTGGACAGAATTCAGGCAGCGCGTAGTAAAACCGTCGGCAAAGGCAAAGTTGCCAAGGACAGCAAAGCTGAAAACATGTTGCCCGCATGAAGATTCTTCCGGTAGAACTTGGGCATCTGCATCATGTTTGGCCGTCGGTTGAACCTTTTATTGCGTCAGCGCTTGAACATGCTGGTGGAGACTATTCGCTAGCTTCAGTGAAGACGCTGCTTTCTACCGGGCACTGGGTATTGATTGTTGCCGTGGATGAGCAGAGAATTCTAGGTGCGGCAACCGTGCACATGTTTAACCGCCCGGATGACCGGGTGGCATTCATCACAGCCATTGGTGGGCGGCTAATCAGTAATGATGATACGTTCCAGCAACTCAAAACCCTTCTCTTTTCCTTCGGGGCTACTTGTATTGAAGGTGCGGCGCGTGAGTCTATTGCCCGCTTGTGGAAGCGCTACGGTTTTGAAGAAAAGTACAGGATTGTAGGAATAAAATTATGAGCTACTCTCGCCGACAACTTGAAGCCCTCGGTGAACCGTTGGGCGACAGTGTGACCCGTAAAGAAAACGGACGCATCGTTTACGGCGGGGGTGGCGGCAGTAGCGGGACGCCGAGCCAAACTACCCAAGTTTTTGAACTGCCGGAGTGGGCACGTGGATACGCGCAAGATACGCTAGCAAAAGCGCAAGCGGCCACATCCCAGCCCTATCAAACATACAGTGCAGAACGGATTGCCGGGTTTTCTCCGCTACAACTTCAAGCGCAGCAAGCCGCAGGCAACATGGGGGTTGCCGGACAGCTCGGCCAAGCCAGCACGATGGCAGGTACCGCCGGTTCGACCACGTTTGGTACGCCGCAAGCACAGCAGTACATGTCGCCGTATATCGAAGCGGCGATGGCCCCCCAACTTCGCGAAGCTCAGCGCACGTCTGCCATGCAGGGGATGCAGCAACAAGCCGAAGCCACGGGGCGAGGCGCATTTGGCGGTACCCGTGATGCGCTGTTGCGTGCTGAGCGCGAACGCAATCTGAACATGGGGCTTAACGATATTCGCGCTCGTGGATATCAGACTGCGTTTGAGCAGGCAGGCAATCTGTACAACCAAGATATGAACCGGCAGTTGCAGTCCGCTGGACTCTTGGGGCAGCTTGGTCAGACTCAGTACGGTCAGCAGATGGGGATCAACCAACTGCAGCGGCAGGTTGGTGCAGAGCAGCAAGCGCTCAGGCAGCAAGGGCTGTCTCAGGACTATCAGGACTTCATCAACCAGCAGAACTACCCGTTCAAACAGCTTGGGTTCATGTCCGACATGATCCGTGGCTTGCCGTTGGGACAGCAGTCGGCGCAGCAGATGTATCAGGGACAACCCGGTGCCATCCAAAGTCTGGGTTCGCTGGGCCTTGGCGCGTACGGTCTTTCGAGGCTTGGTGGGTTTAAGGAAGGCGGAGCCGTCGAAATGGCGGACGGTGGACTGACGGGAATTGATGAGCGGGTGCTTGCCAATCCAACCAAGTACTCAGAAGAACAGATTCGCCGCAGCGTCAAGAACGGCATTCTCGATCCAGAGACCGCCAAGTACGCGCTTGCCAAGATTGCCAAGGCGAAGAGCTTTACCTCCGGGATCGAGGCGCTGGCGTCTAACCTCCCCACGCAGGGGTACGCCCCGGGCGGCATTGTGGCGTTTGATGATGGCGGGGAAGTGCAGCGATATCAATCGCAGGGATTGGTCTCTCAAAGTACACGTTGGCAAGACTTGCTGCCGTATATGGGTGGGGCGGGGGTGGATGTAGATCGCGAAAGAGCCGCCGTACAAGAGTATTACGGACTGACTGGCGGGAGAGCGGCTATTCCTAGAGTGAACGTGCCGCAAGTAAGAGGTGATGTCCGACGGGATCCGGTAACTGGCCGACCGATAACTTACGCGGAATTTCTTAGGCGGCAAAAGGCAGACACTACTTTGGGCGATCCTACCGCTGGTTTTGGCGGTATGCCGGATTTTACTGCCGCAGCCGTTGCTGATGCGGGGGGCGCTCCTGTTGCTGCTCCCGGTGCTGACGGTGGTGCCGGTGCTGACGATAGTGCTGGGGGTGTAGGTGCTCCTGCTGGGGGGACGTTTAGGGGTCTGGGCGGGTCGGCGCGTCCTATGGGCGGAATGCCTGCTGCTGGGCAAGGTCCAATGACTGCGCTGGAAATCCTAAACCGTGCGAATCAAGCCGCTGCCAATGTACCGACAGCAGGCATCAACGCTATCAAGCTTCCCGAAATTACTCCTACGGAGTTCAGGAATCGTATGAACGCGGCAATGCCAGAGGGAGAAGCCGCGTACACCAATCCGCTGACAAAGAAATTTGAAGAGCTGGGTTTGGATACGCGCATGGCAGCGCAAGAAGCTTTCCAAGAACGACAGGGTATTGCTGACCGGATGGACAAGCTGCGGGAATCGCAGCAAGCTCGCTACGACGCCAAGAAAAAAGATCTGGAAACGGATCGTGACCGTACGGTGGGTATCGCCTTCCTCGAGGCGGCACAAGCTATGGCTCAGCCCGGTAAGAGCATCACTACAGCGCTGGTGGAAGCTGGAGCCGCAGGCGGCAAGCGCTTCCTTGCCGATAAAGAACGTCTGGACAAGAAAGCGGATGATCTGTCGGAAGCCATCAACCGTCTGGATGAATCGCGGGTTGGTGATGCGCGTGAGCGTGCAGCCGCAAAAGCTGATTTGCGCCAAAACATATTGGCGACGCAACGGGATCTGATTTCGCATTACCAACAGGCATACGGCGTCAATAGGGCGGAAGCCACAGCGGCAGTACAGGCCCAGATGGCGCGTGAGACCGGCATCGCGCAGTTGGCTCTGACGAGAGAGAAGACGATACTTGACGCTCAAAATGATGCGGCGCGTAACGCGATTGGCGCAGTCGGTGCGTCTGCGCAGATGTACAACGCGTTTAGGAACCCCACGCTTGAAACGTACAGAGAGGTGGGTGGTGGAGATGCGGCGGCAGGAGCGCGGACGCTGCACCCCAACTTCCAGCTTGATCTATTGCGTGCAGTGACTAAAGATCCTGAATTGGCGGCGGCGTATCGGCTGATGCACCCCACAGAGCGCAAGACACTGCCCGAACTCTTTACGCAGTGGTTGGATAAAGCTGGGCCGACGGTTCAGATGCTGCCCCCCGAAAAACAGATGGAGCAGTTCCTCACGCACATGCGAACTCTTGGCGGGATGGGAGCAGGCGTTACACTCTCTAACAAGCCCACTGGTCAGGTGCTCAACCAACCTACTCGGTAAATCGCTATGCCTCAATATCTGAATCTCCCGAGCGGCAACTCAATTCTTGTCGAAGATGGAGTTGAGCCTCAACAGGCGTGGCTAGATGCACTTCGCAATTATCCGGAAGAGTTTGGTTACAAGAAGGGCAGCAAGGCGGAAGGTGGCTTCGGCGCTGCATTTAGCTCTGGACTGTCTCGTTTGGCTGGCGAAACGGGGCTGACTGCTGGCAAGCTTGGTTTGATTGGTTTGCCCGCAGCGGAAGAATATTACCGTCGACAGCAGCAGAAAGCCGAGGGCATCTTCAAACCCACGGAGAAAGGCTGGACGGAAGATCCGCTTCAAAAGCTTAAAGAAGTAGCTGGCGGGTCAGCCGCCTATATGCTGGCCCCAGCGGTTGCCGCTGGCGCAGCGGCGTTCGCTCCCGTAACGGTGCCGGTTATTGGTGCCGCCGGATTGGCGGCGGGCCTTGCAGGTCTTGGGCAGTACACCGGCTCGAACCTTGCCGCTCAGATGGAAGAAAACAAGAAGGGTCTGGCTGAGACGAGTGGTGCCGCCGCCTTCGGCACTGCCATTCCTCAAGCTGCGCTGGATGTGCTGAGCTTCCGGATGATGCCCGGCATTCAGCGGCTTTTTGGTGCGACAGGTAAAGAGCTTACTGAGGCTCAGGCGAAAGCCTTGGCAGAGCAGACGCTCAAGAAAAAAATCGGTGATTATGCTAAAGCCACTGGCGTCTCGATGGGGGTTGAAGGTGCCACGGAAGTGGCGCAAGATTTTTTGGAAAAAGCCCAAGCTGGTGCTGAACTAACCGATCCAAAGGCTCGCGAAGACTATCTTGAAAGTCTGATCGGTGGCGCTGCTTTGGCCGGTGTTCTTGGTCCGTTTGGTCGAGGCTTTGAACGGGCGGGTATTGCTGCACGAGGCAGGGAGCTTGAGCAGAAACGCGTAGAAGGCGAGAGGGCACTCCAACAATCACTGACCGGTCTGGCCGGGATGGAACGGACGCGGGCGGCTGGCGCAGAGGCGCGACAACAGTTTGGCACGCTGTTTCCTGAGATTGGCCCTGCCGAATCTATGTACGGTACGCAAGAAAGTATTCAGAAAAGATTGGCGCAGATTGAACAAGAAGCTGAACGGGCGCGCCAACTTAAAGACGTGTCCACGCTGTCTGACTTGCAGCGTGAGCGCACGGCACTTGAATCGCGGGTTAAAGAAGAACCAAGCGCAATGGAGCAACGACAAGCGCTTGAGCAACAGATTGCGTATTACCAAAACATTGAAGCGCAGCTCATTGCACGAGCCAAAGCGGCACCGACTGCGGCGGAGAAAAGGCTGATTCTTGAGAAGCTTGTGCAAGTACAAGAACAGCGGCGACAGTTGACGAACACGCTGCTTGCACAAGAACAAACTGGGGCAGTACCAAAGCCGACAACGCAAGAGGCGCTCCTGAATCAGGAGAAGCGAACAATTGCCGCGTTGCAAAAAGCTGAAGAAGCGGGGGATGCTGCAGCACAGCTCAAACTAACCGACAAGTTGGCGGGGCTGCAAGAGCAGCTCGGGCTGTTTGGGCAAGAAGCGTATACCGCACAGCAACAATTTGAACAAAAGCAAGCTGAAGATGCGGCAGCGGCAGAGGCTGCGGCTAGAGCCGCGCAACCCACTTTGCTGCTAACTGATCAGCGCGGGGCTACGCCCATTGAAATGGGCTACAACCTTGATACAGTCATTACGCCGCCCCGAGTACCGCAAGCCTATCTGCAAGGCAATCTGTTTGGTTCAGAAGAGCGGGTGCAAGCGCCGGGAGGTACTGAAACTACGCTGCCCCGACTTCAGCAGGCGGTGTCTAGCCTGTCTGAGCGGCCTGACTTGTCGGAGGCGGATCGCAGCCTTTTGGATCGTGTTAGCGACTTGGTGTTGCCCAAACGTGGGGAGCGTACTGTAGAAGGATTGCGCAGTATGCTCGGCGCACTTCAAACGCTACGGCGCAGCATTTCTCAGGATATTTTGAACCGGGCAACTGGCTATGATGATTTGGGGCTGACCGACGCTGAGAAACTGGCAAGGATCCGACAAGATGCCTCCCAAGATGCCTTTAAATCGACGCGGTTAGAACCCCCCAGCATCTACAGTAAAAACGATGCCGACAAACCTAAACAGTTGCAGCAGGCAGGCATCCTTCGTTTAAATCGTCGTTTGCTGGCTATCGAGAAAAAAGAAGCGGAGATCGAGGCGCAAGCAACCAAGCTCCAGACCGCCCGTACGCCCATCGAACGATTTACCACGCCTATCGAAACTCGAGATGCGGAAGGTAATGTTAAAACCCGGGCTACGCCTGCACAGTTGGTTGCCGACTGGGTGGAGGCGCTCTCTAGCGGCGCGGATACGACGCAGCCGCGTGCTGCTTTGGAAACTGTATTGGGGCAGATTCAGCGAGCAGGTGCCGGAGAGAAAGAGGCACTGACTAAACTTAAGCGCCGCATCGCTACGCCGGAAGAACGTGCCGCCCTTGGCAAAAAATCGGTGGTTGAGCGTGTGCCTACGGCGATCACCACTACGGCGCAGCAGCCCGACTTGTTTGCGGGTACGGAAGCCGCCACCGCCACGGAGTTCGAGACGCCTCGCCAAATGCAGGCGTTCATGGCGTCAGACGAGCTTCAAAAAGAAAGGCAGAAGCAAGGCAAGCAAGCGTTGGCCGAGGCTCAAGAAGCGGGTCCGCCTAAACCGGCAGATGTTGTCCGTAGCCAGAAGTTGCTCAAGCCGACAGTCGCATTCCTGAACAAACAAGCCGACAAGGTTCGTGGGTTCTTGAAAGGGTTGACCAAGCGCCTGAATGACTACAACGCCCTGCTCTCAGCGAAGACTGAACAAGACGAGGATGCACTGGCAAAAGCCAAGCGACAGCAAGCGGAAATTTTGCTTGCTATAGAGAAGACGCTGCTTAAGCAGCATCAGGAATATGCGCGGGCGCTTATTGAGATGCAGTCGGCGCAAGAAACAATGGCCGGATTGCAAGACTTTGTCGACAATTATGTTCGTGCACTAGACACCGCCGTCCAGATGAGCGGGGAGTGGGCGGGGGTTGCAGAAAACGAAAGGGCGCGTTTTCAAAAAGAACTAGAAGCTCGGCAAGATACTTTGCGTAGAGCGCTTGGGCGGCTTGGCGTTTTGCGCGGGGAGATCACGAATAAGTTTGGCGACATTCTGAGTATGGAAGCGCCAGCGCTGGAGGCCGGGACGGCATTTGATCCCGAACTTGTGGCCGCATACACACAAGCCAAAGCCGATGCAAAAAAAGCGGCGGATGACTTTTATGGTTTTGTGAAGGCTAGGCGCAAAGTTGAACCTCCCGCGCATTGGAAAGTCAGCGAACGTGATCTGCGGCAGTTTTTGATGCAGCAGGCCGAACTCACCGACATGCTGTTTGAGCAGGGGCTAGTGGTTAAGAAGTGGACCTACACTGCAGAAGAACTGCACGACAAGCTGACCGCTGCACAAGAAGACGCTAAGGCCGATCCCGTTTGGTCCGCGTTCCTGAAAGAAGCGCAAGAAGCTATTGATGATGCGACGAGTACGCCTACGCTGCGCTCTCCTGACAAACTTATGGCAGCAATTCGCGCCGCAAACGTGCAGATCCGAAACATTCGTGACCAGCGAGCAGAATCGCTGCCAGCTCGCATCCTAGAACTTGAAGACAAACGAAAAAAGCTCCTTGAGTATACGGATCAAGAAAAGCTCGACGCCACGCAAGTCACGGTGGCAGACACGCAAAAAGCTATTGCCCGTATCAATGCCGCCAAACGGGAACAACTTAAGCCGATTGACAAGCAGCTTGCTGAGTTGCGTCGGGAACTGGCGCAAACTAAGGGCGATCAAAAGCCCGTCAGTATTTCGGAACTTCGGGCTAAAGCACAAGCCAAAACTCAAGCCGATATCAAGGCAGAGAACGAACGGCTTGCACGAGAAGCCGAAGCCAAGACACGTGTGTCTTTTGAGAAGCGCAGCAAGAAAGAGCGGGAAGAAATCGCGGCGTTGCAGCAACGATTGGATCAGTTGGTGGCAGATAAACAGACCGCCATCGACAAGAAGCGCGAGCAGACGACGCACTTCCGGTTCACTAAAGATGAGAAAGAGGCGATTGCTGCTGGCACGAAGACACGCGAGCAGGTCATTGAAGCCAAGAGAGAAGAGGGCGTGAAGGCGCTAACCGCGCAATTTGATGCCGCTATCCAGAAGTTGCAGGTTGAGATTCGCGCTATCCGAGGTGTTGCTAAGCCGTCAGAGAAGCGAGCCGCACAACTGCAAAGTACGTTGGACTTGCAGCGTCGAATTGGCGAAGAAGGACCGCTCGAGACTGCCGAAGAAGTTGCCACGATTGCGAAGACGCAACGCGAATCCCGTAGCGGTCAGACGCTCGTTGATGTACGCACCGGGCGGGTAACTGAAGGGCGGATGCCTTCTGCGGCTAAAGCTCTGACAGAAGCACAAGAACGGCGTGAAGCAATTGAGGCAAACGAGATTAGCTACCGCAATTCTTTGTTGCGATATGTCAAGACCCAGTTTGATAGCGATCTGAGTGCGCTCGAAACTGATGAGCTTGAGTACGAGATTCTGCGTATGCAGGCGGAAGCGGAGGACCGCGCGGGTCTGCGGCGACCGGCTACAGCAGCAGAACAGGCCAAACTTGCTAAGACTGTAGCGGAAGGCGTATCAGATCCCCTTGACCGTATTCTTTCTCACGACTACGCAGCCCGGGAGAACACGCCGCTGGATGACACGACTGCTGTCGCCGTCGGCAAGGGCGACCTGAAGGGGGCGCTGGAATCCTTGGCAAAGAATGGCTCTACGCCGTTTGTTCGGATGGTCGCCAAGCAACTCCTGCCGATGGTAGAGAACACGAAGCTTGAGACGGCATCACTCGAAGGCAAAGGCGGCGAATACAGCCCGAACACCGACACAGTCACGCTCAATAAAGACGCGCTGACTGAGGAAGATCTCCTGCACGAAGCGGGGCATGCAGCTACGTATGCTGTTGCCAGCTATGAAGCTGGAAGCGGTATGACCCGTCGGCAGTTCTTGAAAGGCGCTGTGACCGGGCTTACGGCGTTGAAGTTGCCCAACATTACCGAGAACATGTCGCTGGCGGCGCAAGAGAAGATGTTCTTCAACATGCTCGACGCTTGGAGGGATTGGGTTAAAGCGGCGAACAAACTTGCTCCTGCGTTAGACCTTGATGCCTACACTTCACTTGACGTTGCCGACGGTGATTTGCGCGGTTTTCTTGAGCGGATGGAGTACAACGAAGTTAGCGATGACGCCGTTACTGAGATGCTCGAGAACGGCGGGCTGAAGAAACTGCAGTCTGCGATCAACGCTTCACAACGCGCCGTCATGTCCGAGGCGGCAAAGCAAGGGGAGGCCAAAGGCACTACCGAGAAAGAAGCCCCCTTTGTCCCCACCAAAGAACAGCTCGCGGCACGGGACGCTCTCGAGAAGCTCTACGCCAAGATGCAGGGGCGGACAGAGTTCAAGGACGAGTACGGCAACGTCAGCTTCAAAGAGTTCGTGTCCGAGCTGCTCTCAAACCAACAGGTACGCGACAAGATCAACCAGACCGCTGGGTTGCTGCGCCGTATTTATGAAGGCTTCCTTCGCATGCTGGGCATCGAGCCGAAGACTCTGTCTGACAAGGCGCTCGAGCAGGCGTTTGCCATGTTCAGTCCGAGCACGACGTCTGTAGGTAAAGATGAGCGGCTGGCCTCGATCATGCGTGGTGTCTTCCCCGGCACTCAGTCGAACTTCTCGGCCTCTGTGCCCAAGAGCATCGCCGACATGGTGAACCGCACCATTGCTCGGAACGCTACGCTTGGCGACAAAGTCATGGCAAATCTGACGGGACTGCGCTTGCGCACGTTCATTGCCGATCAGTGGGCACCTGTCGAGGCACTCATGAAACAGGGCGTTGCCAAGGGCAAAGTCAAAGAAGCGCAAGCGCTGCAGATGCAGGTTTACATGCGGCTCTTCAGCAACATGCAGGAGTACACCAACTCGGCGCTGATCAACGGTGTGCCGGAATTGAAGAAAGATGCTGCGGGGATCCGCAACATCGAGGGCGGGGACGAGAAGGTCAATGCACGTGCCATCGCCAAGGCGCTCGGCAAAGCTTCCGCTCTGGGCGACCAGCAAGCCGTTGAACGCACGTTCACGTTGTGGATGGCGTCACTTCGCGCCAAGCAGGATGGAGTAGGTTTAGACAAACTGAATTTCAAGACTCCGCCTACCGCGCAGGAACTGGCGGATCTTGAGCAGATGTTGAAAGCCAACCCCACCGTTAAAGATGCGTTTGAGGAAGCCCGCGAGATTTACCGACACTACAACCGGCGACTGCTTGATCTCCAAGTGCAGACCGGCACACTCAGCAAGGCCACTGCAGATGAGCTTGCTAAGGGTGACTACGTTGGCTTCTACCGAGTAAACAACAACGGGGTGGTCGAGTTGATGCTGGGCGGATCACGCCCCGTACGTGTAGGCAACATTATTGATCAGCCGTACCTTAAAGAGTTGGTCGGCGGTGAGCAGCAAATCCTGCCGTTTTTTGCCAGCATGGCGCAGAACACGTCATTGCTCATGAGCATGGCGCTCAAGAACATGCAGCACACCAACACCGCCTACATGTTCCAAGACATGGAGCTGGGCAAGATTCACGGCGTGAAGGAAGGCAAACAACCGCCGGAAGGCAAGCTGCGCTTCAAACAAGACGGGAAAGATTATTGGTTTGCTGCAGACACCGATGCGTTTAAGGTGGCTGGGGTTCCTGAAGACTTGATGCTCCAAGGTCTGCAGGGCGTGAAGACTGCGATCCCTGCACTCGTCAAAGCGCTGGCTTTCCCCGCCAACGTCTTGCGCAAAGCTGTCCGTCGTGTCCCGATCTACACGCTGCGGCAAACCATCCGTGACCCGATGCATGCTTGGCTGACTACAGGCGGCAACTTCGTGCCTGTGGTCAGTACGTGGAAAGAGCTGTACCGGGGCATGACCAACCCGAGCCAGACTCAGATCACGCTCAAGCAGGCGGCAGTCATCGGCAACAACGTCTACAGCGGTGATTCCGAAGGTGTTGTTGAAATGCTGCGGGAGCTTACGTCTACACCCAGTAAGTTCTCCCAGATCATAACGAAGTTCGATGAGCTGGCTATGCAAGGGGAAGCGGCGACTCGCGCCGTGCTGTATGACGACTTCCGTAAGCGCGGCATGAGCCATGTCGAAGCGCTCCTCAACACTGCCGAGACGATGAACTTCTCCCGGCGGGGCACCAGCGCTAGCTTGCACTGGCTGGCACAGTTGACGCCGTTCTTCAACGCACAGATCCAAGGTCTTGATGCCGCCTACCGGGCACTTCGCGGCCAGACCACGTTTGAAGAAAAGCTGAACGCTCGTAACGCGTTGCTCAAGCGCGGTGCCATGATGGCGGTAAGTACGATGGTGTACGCGCTGATGATGGAAGACGACGAGACGTACAAGAACGCCACGCCTGAAGAGCGCTACGGCAATTGGTTTGTCCGGGTGCCGGGTACCGAGCATACGGTTCGAGTGCCGATCCCGTTTGAATTGGGCCTGATCTTCAAGTCCATCCCAGAGGCGCTTGTCAATACGGCATTCGGCGATAAGAAGGCCAGCGAAGCGGCCAAGGCGTTGGCGAAACAGATTTACATGTCTTCGCCGTTTGGTATCCCGACGGCGCTCAAGGGACCGCTCGAGGTCATGTTCAACTACAACATGTACAGCGATCAGCCTATCGAGACGGCACACGAGCGCAGCATGGACGTAGATCAACGCTACCGTACGGGCACGACGGAGCTGGCGAAGTTGCTCGGAAAGTTTGGCGTTCTGTCTCCGGTTCAGATCGATCACTTGGTGCGTAGCTACACCGGCAGCTTGGGGATCATGGTGGCGTCGATGGCAAACATGGCGCTGCGGCCTCTGTCTGGACGGACGGATGTCGAGAAGCCTGATATGTCACTGAATGAAGTGCCGGTCATTGGTGCTGCCTTCCAGCCCACCACCGGGCGGGGGATGGTCAACGCTGTGTTTGACGAAGTCGCCAAGTATCAGCAGGCGGCGATGACGTACAAAAACTTGGCTAAGTCAGACCCTGAAGCGGCTCGTGAGTACGCCAATAAGTTCTCCCGTGAGATTGCGCTAGCGTCTACCGGCGGGTCGTTCCGCCAGCAGATGGGGGAGTTCGCGCAGTACAAGCGAATGATTGCTGCCAACCCCAACCTGACCGGCGCAGAGAAGCGTGAGCAGATTGAGAAGATCAAGCAGCAGGAGATTGAGTACTCGAAGCGGGTGCGACTGCTAGCGGCTTGATGTAGAACCAGACGCCAAGCTTGCCACCCCGGATCCCGGGTGTGGCAGTGGCGTTGACTCGGTAAGGAATCGCAGCCCGCAGTCCGAGTTCTCGAATGCGGTCTACGTCAAGACAAGGCACGAAGAAGCCTTGTCCGGGTTCAGTCTTGTTCCACGGAAACGTAACCTTCACTGTTCACCTTTTCTTTCCGTAGGCGCAGGTGCATGCAGGTCACGCGTAGTGCAGGACCATCGGTTCTTGCCAGCATGTCTTTCTTAATGCCGAAGCGTACTTCGTATCCTCCTGATTTCTGTGCCGCTTCCATCTTGTTCTTGAAGTCTGCATAACCAAACGACATGGACGCGCAGTGCTTGCGCAGCAGTTGTTCTTCGATGAAGTACTCGATGTAGTCCGGATGCGTTGAGCCGTGTTCGATGCGCCCCAGCACCGTATTGCGGGTGCTGGTCTTGCCCTCAGCACTCATGTTCCACTCGGTCACAAACTTGTCGTCCTCCCCACGGCGGATCACCACAAACTTCCCGTAGAACTCCCGGGTATAGGTGTTCAGCACATCCTCGGCAGACCGCCGCGCTCTGGCATGCGTCGAGCGAGCGTGATCCACCAACTTCAGCAGTGCGTCAATCACGCCATGTACAGGCACGGCCAAGATGTTGGCGTAGTTAGGGCCAAGGATGATTGCAGCTGTGACGTCTGACGTACAACCTGCGTGCCAGTACCGCTCCTCATCGCTGAACTTCATCACCTTGCGCAGCATCTCGTGTGTCTCAGTCCAGACCTTGCGCACCGTAGACTGATTGGTAACGACCCAGCGAACCCACGCTTCACCTGCCACCCCGTAGTTCCGCCTAAGAAGCTTCAGCGTGTTGCGCTCTAAGTCATTGAAGACCAGCTCTTCCGATGGGTTCCACTCCAGCAGGCGCATCATCTCGCCGTGAGCGGCATGCTCTCGAGTACTCAGCAGTACATCGCTCATGTGCACGTTAGCCGTGGTGGTTGCCGTCAGCGACCATGTCGTGTTGTTGATGCGCTCCTTATTGGCACCTGATTCCATCCGTTCCTTGCCTTTGCCCTCCGCCGTGTCGAAGATAAAAGCTGACGCCCACTCTGTGTCGTTGCGGGCTTTGGTGGTGATCTCGTCGATCAAGAGCGGCAGACTGTTGAGCAGACCGGCTCTCTGTTGCAGGGCGACGAGCGACGTGCCCTTCCCAGTCCTGTACCGTAGCGGGTGCCCCCACACGCCAGCCTTCAAGCTGAGCGTCAGCGACTTACCCGTGCCCGACTCGGTTGAGCCGACGTGCCAGACAAAGCCTTCGTATTCTGAGAAGTGCATCAACGTCGAGCCAAACGAGTCAACGCACAACGCCAGCATGGTGTGCATCTTCCGGGCTACCAGCAATTCCCACGGACGACGCCACTCTTCCAGCGAGCCTTTGCTGTTGGTCGCAGCGTTGATGTTCTCCAGCCCCGGCATCGGCACAGCAATCTCAGCACCATCGGGCCGGAAGATCCGATTGTTGTAGACAAACGAGCCGTTCTTTTGCCAACCAAACTGCGTTGGTACGTCCACCGCTTTGCGCATCTGCGCTGACTCAGCCACACACGCCCTGACGTAGCCATAAAGATACGGGTCCATCGCAGCCCCCCGCTCAGCGTAGATGTTGTGCGTAGCAAGGCACTTGAGCAGCTCGTCTTTGGAGACCACCGCCTTGCTTGGCATGATGATGGGCGTGTACTCCACGCTCTGCTGCGAGGGGACATCTGCTGGGCCGATAGTCTTGACCGCCATCAAGTGGGCGTAGTGTTCTTTCTCCTCCATGCGCAGCATGTCTACGACAAACAGATCGTAGGACAACACCGGCACCTGCGTCTTAATCACGACGCCTGTCGCATCCTTCTCCTTGATCTCGGCAAACACACCGCCGTTCTTACCGTAGATGAATCCTCGAGGAGCGCTTGGCCGTTTTGCTAGCCGAATGCGGCGGTTGTGTGCGATACCTTCTTCATCTGCATCGCTGGTGATGCCGTCCTCAAGATACTCAACAGCATCGTCAGGCTCGACTTCCTGCTGCGTTGCGTGCAGGGGGATCTCGTATACCTTCTCATCAGTGCTCTCAACAATCTCACGCCCAAGCGCCAGAGCGTTGGTGATCTTCCCCCAGTGTGGGCACTTGGGGCACACGCCCGGGTTCTCGCTGTCTAGCTTGATACAGGGATACGGCCCCTTGATCTCGGCCAGCTTCTGTTGCATGCGGTCTGGATCGTAAGGGTGCAACTGTGAAAGCTTCGCGCTGTACTCAGGGCCGTCTTCGCACACCTTTGTCCAAGACAGCAGTGCTCGCCAAAGCGGCTCCATCCCATCGTCTTGTGCGTGATCGATGTAGTGCTGCAACTGCCCGCACCCAGCCTGCTGCTCTGTCTTGAGCCAGATCGTCTCGAACCGTGTGACGCTGTTGCCCATCATCGCCTCAGCCAGCGCGGAGCGTTTTGTGCTGGCTTTGCTAGGACGGGTACCTTGAAGGTCGACCTTCTCTGCAACGAACGCATTACTGGCAGGCGCATACGCATCCGTCAGCAGCGCCCTGACTGCGGCACCGAAATGCAGAAGATCAATCGGCCCGCTGCCTTGGATCATCATCTTGACCGGGCGCGGCTCTGGATACTTGTCTTTGAAGTTGAACGTCCCGGGGATACGCAGTACGCGTGCCGCATCAGCGGTCACCGCCATATCGATCTGCATGCCCTCCTGTCTGCACAGGCGCTTCAAGTTCTCAGCTATCGGCTTCCAAGTCTCGATGTCTGCTTCTTTGTCCAGCGGCCAGTAGCAATGCAGCCCGCCACCGGATGACAGGACGTGGGGCGTCGCGAACTGATTCAGCCCAGTCTTATCCAGAAACGCCGACAACGCCTCGGCTGCAGCCCTCTTGGACTCATAGCCATCCAAGTCCAGAAAGATCGACTTGACGTACCGAGCGTTCACCGCCGTACGCCGGTCTCTCGTCATGTGCTGCACCTTCTCGTCGAAGGTCGCCAGTGCGAAGAAGATGTTGTACTTCTTACCTAGCCATTGTTTAACGTGGGGTTTGATCTCCTCAAGGGTGGCAATGAATTGATGATTTTTCTTACGAGTGCTCAGTTCTGCAACGCAGTACAGCCCATGCCCGGGCGACGGCAGAACGTCCGCAAGGAACTCCAGCGGTTTCATGCCTATCCTTTAGCATGCAGCGTCGTTAAACTTTTCCAGTCGTTTGCTCAGCTCAATGATCCACGCCTGCGCCCACTCAGGCACCGTCGACATGTCCAACAGCCACGCGTACTTGACTAACTCTTCGTTGGTCAGGCTCTTAGGTTGAATTCCTTGCATATTCTTTTCCAAGCCTCGTCGGTTGTTTTAGAGTTCTGCATGCAATCGAGCAAGCGCTGTATGCGAGCTTCGTATACGTGCAGCACCCCGCCACCTTTCATCCAGTTATAGACAGACTGGCGTGTAGCACCAATCGCCATAGCCAGCTTTGTGGCGGAGATGTCGTGATAGATAGCCCACAAAGCTAGGCGTGTGCCGATCAGATTGACCGGTTGCGTCTTTATGCGGGCAATGAAGTTTGATGTGTATGGCATTGTGTTGGGGTACTCACGTTGCCGCTTTCCCCCCACCCTTTATTGAGTGCGCCAAATACCTACGCCAGCCTCCACAGGGCGCAGGGCGAACTTAAACCCGAAGTGCTTCTGGGCAACGCTGGCTACTGCACGCAGCCTAGTCATCTCGCGCTTCATGTTTGAAGTCGGCACCTTCACAACAAACGAATCACCAACCTCCATTTTGCCGAAGGGATACTTCGTCTCGATCATCGACTTGCGTCCGCTACGACGCGGGGGCAACGGGACATCTTTACGGATAACGTACATGGCTAGCTCCTTATTCACTCGTCATCCCACTCGCTGACCATGTCGGCCAGCGGGGACTTGGCTTCAACCGTAGGCTTCTTCGCTGCGGCAGTACGCACTTCCGGCTCGTCAACTTCCTCCACCACCGGCTCGGGGGCGGGCTTAGCAGCTTTCTTGGCCTTGGGCGCGGGGGGCGGCGCTGGCTCCTCTTCTTCTGCCGCAACTTCCACCGGCTTAGGCAGCGTCTTGGCAGGCGGCTTGCCCTCGAGCATGGCCGGAGCCACCGCGTCCATCTTGGCGACTGTCATCGTGACCGCCTTAACGGCTTCATCAGACGCGCCTTTCTCTTCCACCGTGGTGTACTCGTCGTCGGACAGCCAGCGCATTGCTTTGAAGAACAGCTTAGGCGACTCAGACTTGGTGTCGAACTTCATACGCGTCACGACCGTCTCAGGACTGATGTCCTGCGCGGCCAGCCAGCGTGCGTACTCTTGCAAGGGGCGGTTGTCGCCCTCGGCTTTACCAAAAAGTGACGTGGCAGGAAGCGTGAGCTGCATCACATCGCCTTCTACGCTATCGGCGAGCACTACCGCCAGACGCTGTTGGTAGCGGCAAGCACGGCTGTTACCTTGTCCAGAACCTGCGATGTTCTTGGGGCACTCGGAGCAGCGGCTTGCCTGCTTGTTGGCACTGTCCGGGCTGGGCTTCTCACCATCCGCCGACCAGCAATCCGGTCCGGTAACAGTGTCGGCATCATAGGACTTCGCGTAGAACACGCGATTGATTTTGGGCGCGGCCTTGACGATCACGATATCGAGATGCCGCTCCTCGATGGACGCGATTTCTTTGCCGTTGTTGAGCAGCCGGAACACGCCACCTTTGATCGAGATGCGCTTGCCGCCACCGGCACCACCGCCAGCGAGAGCCTTAGCTGTTTCGGACAGCCCCTTACGAGCAAACGCGGGGGCTTGGTTGGGGTTGAATAGAGCGATATTGCTCATGAGTTCCTCTTACTTGTGGGAGGGTTTACGAACGGAAATGCTGAACTCGGTATTGCTGTTCAGGCCGGGGGGAAACAGCGACGGATTCTCTTTCAAGAACGTCGCCATATTGGTTTGAGCGATGCGCTTCTCGAGAAGGTCGACAGCGTCATGCTCGATGATGAACTGCTTGAACGAGTCCCAGTCCTGCGTCTGGTACCGGGTCTTCGTTGAAAGGATCACGGTGCCCTCTTCGGTGTTGACTGACTTCACACCGAGCGTGAGCATCTTGTCCTTGAGCGCGTTCTTGATCGTGTCTTGCTGAGCCTTGAGCGCCTCGACTTCCGTCTCGTACGCTGCGGTCAGCTCTTGAATTCGAGTCTGCATCTTGCGGTAGACCCGGGCCAGCTTGTCCATAGGGACGTCAACATCAGACATGTTCTTCTCCTGTCGAAGTGTCTGTAAATGTTTTTACGATGATACAGGTTTTTCTAGCCGGTGCAAGCGGCATTTTATTTTTTGCTTTTGATCTCCTGATCGAACATCTCGACCAACAAGGTGTGGTCGCCAACCTTGCGCCCCATTGCGCTGAACATACGCACCTCGAGCGGGCTGCTCTGGATGTGCACGACGGTTACCTTATCGCTGTCCTGTCCCTTGCGGTCAGCACGGGCGATGCACTGCAAATACATCTCAACAGACATCAATGGACCATAGAAGACCACCGTGTCGGCGGCAGTCAGTGTGATCCCGTGCGCAGTTGCCTGCGGTTGCATGACCAGCACACGCTCTTGGTCTGTCGTCTGGAAGTCGTTGATGATACGCGCACGCTTGGTCGCACTCACCCCGCCATGAATCTGTGCGTTCTTGATGCCGTGCTTGTCCAGATAGCGCGTGATCGTGTCGATGCTGGAACGAAATAGCGCGAACACAATGACCTTTCGGTCAGTCTCGTCGATGACTTCCTTCAAGACACCCAACCGCGCTGAGCAATCGAACTCGACAACCTCTTTCTCATCTGTGTACGCAGCGCCGCAAGAAATCTGCAGCAGCTTGTTAACAGCTACGCCAGCGTTCACCGCTGTGATGGTCTCGCCTGCTGCTTGGATCAGCATCTGGGACTTCAGCAGCGTGTAGTACTTCTGCTGTTGGGGAGAGAGTGGCACATCTCGCGTCACCGTCACGACCGGCGGCAGATCAAGACACTGCGCTTTGGTGAACCGGATCGCAGGCTGCAACGCTTCGTGTACGAGATCCTTGGCGTTGAACTTCGGTGCCCACTTGAACTGCGTGATCTTGTTCATCACCTTGTCGCGCCATGCCGACATGAACTTCGGCACCCCGTTGGGATTGACAAGCTTTGCCAAGCCGTACGCATCCACAGGCGACTGTGATGCAGGTGTGCCCGTCATCATCCACAGATACGTCTCAGGTTTGAGAATGCTTGCCAATGCCTTCCAGCGTTGCGTGCTCGGGTTCTTGTAAGCGTTCGCCTCGTCAACAATGATCAGATCAAACCGCCCATCAGCCTTGATCTCGTTTGCGATCAGGTTCAGCCCTTCATAGTTGATGATGACGAACTCGTAGTCACTCTGGACAAGCTCGACACGCCGCAGAGCTTTGGAGTGGTGGGCGATCACCGCGCTTCTATGCAGGATGGATTGGTGGATGTCATTCATCCACGCGCTTTGCATGATCGAGAGCGGGCACAGCACCAGCACACGGCGCACTTGCCTTGACTGCATTAGATAGTCCGCCGCCCACAGTGCCGAGAGCGTCTTGCCGGTGCCCGGCTCATTGAACACAAACGCACGGCGATGTAGCGTTAAGAAAGCTGCGGTATCAATTTGGTGCGCCATTGGCGTATAGCGCCCGGGCCAGTCATACTTCTTGCGAATTGGGGATGGCGCATGCTTGACGCCCAGATTCTTGAGCACCCGCATCTCATCCAGCCCCCAGTACACGGCGACGGTGTAGCCGTTTGGGCCTTGCTCAACGATCTTGCTCTTGGGGATGACCGTGTACTTCGCAGGATTGCGAGTACGGATCAGTACTGCGCGGTTGTCCACTATCTCCATATCAATGTCCGTTGTCTGATTGATTGCTGCGCTTGCTACGCAGTCGCAGGTTGCCCTTCACACTCTTGCCGCCAGCCCTGAGTGGCTTGACGTGATCGATGTCTTTACCGTCTCGTGCAACACCCTCCTTGTCATACATGCGACGAGCGCGTTGGCGCTCAATCTGGTCCCTCGTTTCGCCGCTGGCTTTCTGAAGCTTGTAGGCGTGTTTGTAGTTGCGCTTGCCGTTTACTTGAGTCATGACAGATGCTCCGGATGAAATTCGCAGGTCTTGACGGGGCACCACCGACATAGCGGTGATGAGCTTGGGTTCCATACATCGTGCTCGAAGCTTGCTTTGATACGTCCGATCCGTTCACGGTACTTGGTCCATGCAGCATCCGCTTGGTCACGCATCATCTGCATCTTCACCATGTCGTCTTTCACAATGAAGAGCAGCGCTGAGTTGACCTTGCGGATATGCGGGAAGTGCTGGAACACCATGAGTGACATCAGCACGAGCTGATCGCGATCCGGGTAACGGTTGTTGCCCGTCTTCCAGTCGCCTACCCATGCCGTCAGATTGTCGTCGTCGATGATCAGAATGTCGGCGATGCCGCGCACCCATACTTGTGGTGCATCCCAAGCGCACGTCACAAGACGCTCATCTAACGCCATCTCATACTCGGCAAACTTTCGTCCGGGTTTCGACAGCATGGCGTCCACCACCGGCTGAAACTGCGCGTAGATCGCCGGGAGCGGTTTGCTGTCTCGAATGTAGAACTCAATCGCTTCGTGAACCTGTGTGCCGTAGCGCGTGGCATCGGTCTCCTGAAACGGATAGTTCTTCAGTACCTTGACTTGCTGGTACCTACGCGCACAGCCCTCGTAGTCTTTCAGAGAGCTGTGCGACCACCGGACGATTGCTGGTTTCATAGTTTGGCGGTGTTGATGGCGCGGTTGAGCAGCGTGGAGAACTTGGTCACGAACTGCTCGTTGCGGTAAAGCGGATGGTCCATCTCGTACAAGATGGCGTGGGTCAGCTCATGCCAGAAAGTCTCCTGCATCTTTGAAGATGACACTGGTCGCTCGCGGGCAGTGGTGTGGATGTGGATTACACCGGGCGTGTAATCGATGTAGCCATATGCACGCTTGAAGCGCTGGGGCTTGCCGGTGTGGATGAAGTACTTCTTGCGATTGACGACAACGCTCTTGGGGATCATGTACAGCTCCTACTGTTTAGCCAAACCATATCTACGGTGAACACCACCGTCAGCGGCCAGAGGTATCCCCGGCATGTATGAAGGCTCGAGCGTCATCTGCTCGAGCATCCACTCCAACGCAGGTGACGCCTCTGAATCAGGTGCCACCGCAATGCACTCGTCATGAACGGTACCGACCACGGGGTAGCGTTTTGCTATCCGTAGCATCCCGTCCGTCATCACGACCCGGGCGGTTCCTTGCACGACGTTGTTCGTAACCTTGCCTGCGTACAGCTTGGTGGCGTCTGGACCGTATACCCACGATCTCCCACCGTCTGCCGTTTTCTCGATTCGCAGGTTAGGATACCTAATACTCATGCCGTTGGGAAGCACAATCTCTTCCTTCCTGAACGTCAGGCATTTGTAGTTGTACTCCTCGCCTTCTGCCAAGCTGCGTTCGATCAGCCCCCCGCACATCTCCCAGAAGCCGACCACGGGGTAGGCGGTAGACCGGTAGATGTCGATGATCTTCTTCGCAGCCACGCAGTGCACAACCAACTCCTGTGCGGTGCAGGTGTGCGGGATCTGCTGCATGCGGGACATGTAGTCTGGGTTGTCGAGGAAGCGTTGCAGGCTGTCGCCGGTGACGCCTAACTGCTTGGCGAACGCCTTGTCGTAGCGTACGGGAGGTGCGCCCAGAAAGCCCACCAGAAGCTGCGCTGCGAACGACGCCCACCCTAGCTGATACCCGCAGCCCAGCAGCGCCGACTTGGCAGACTGCCTGAGATCAGGATGACTCTCTTTAGACAGCCCGGGGATGTTGAACATCTGCGCACCAAACTGTGCGTATGGGTCGCCCTTGGCCTTGAAGATGTTGAGCATCTCTTCGTAGTCAGCCAGCCATGCCAGCACTCGAGGCTCGATCTGAGACAGGTCAGCGACCACCAATTGGTGGTTCTCCGGAGCCATGATCGCCTTACGCAGGAAGCTCCCACGTTTAAGGTTCTGCATGTTGATGGCGCTGCCCTTGCTGGCTGTCCACCGTCCGGTGCTTGCCCCGTAGTAGCTTAGCGGCACCGGCAGTGCGCCTCGAAAAGCGATGTCCAGAAACCGTTGCGCTCGAGTCCGCTCCGTCGTCGACTTGACGCGTAGCCTTGCCTCACACAGAAGCGCCACTTCTTCTCGTTCGCCGTTGAGCAGCGCTTGGAACAGTGCGTCGTTCTTTGCCAAGGCGTAGGTCGGCTTGCCCGTGGTCTTGCTCTTCTTCATCGGCGGCTCGCACCCCATCGACACCAGAAGCTCAGCGAACTGCGGGTTGCTTGCCAACGCTGTTTCCTCGACGCCCAATCTTGCAAGCAGCCCGTCACGAGTTTCCTTCTCTTCCAAGATGGCATGCGCGAGCATGTTTTTGTCTAGCTCCAATAACGGGCGGGTGTACATGCGCAACGTCATGTCGATGAGCTTTAGCTCCTTGACCGGGTACCCGGTCAGCAAGCGTTTGAATATCTCTTCGCAGAGATACGTGTCATGTGCGCAGTACTCTGCAAGCTCCGCCTCAACCTCAGGCGCAAGCGCATCCAGCATGCCGTCGGTGCTGTACACGGCGTTGCCCTTTGGCGGTAGCTGGAAAGCTTCAGCCAGCTTGCCTAAGCTGTTGCCTACCTCGATTCCGCGCAGTGCGCGGGCCATCGACAAGGTGTCGAAGATGTGGCACGGGTTGGCACCGTATATCCAAGACAGGATCGTCACATCGAACTGTGCATTGTGGGCGAGCACCGCAGTGCGGGACCAATCAATACTGTTCGCCCAACCTTGAATCTCGTCCCGGCTTAGCCACTCGGCAGCGCCCTCCGCACCGACAGGCTTCCAGCACAGCCCCCACGCCTTGAAGCGCGGGTCACGCACGTACTCCTCGGTCGTCATCTTCGACAACGTGTAGGTCTTCTTGCACCACGCCGTCTCGAAGTCCAGCACAATGATCTGATCGAACGGGCGTTTAGTTGTAGCTGCCACGGTCAGGCGCTCCCTCTTTAATGTCTTCGGCGACTTTGTTGTATGCCATCTCAAGTATTTCGTAGGCGTCGTCCATGTCAGCGTTGAGCGCCGCAATGTTGAGCACCGACTCGTTGTCCACGAACGTGTCTTTCTTTACGATGAGTATCGCGCTCAGGTTCGAGTCTTCTTTGCAGCAGTCCACAAATAGGCTCAGCGCATTCAGGAATACGAAGCGTCGGCTCAGCGGCATGCTGTCCAGCATCTCTACAAACTGCTCATACGTCCCTCTGTCCATTTAAGAACTCCTCTAGTTGATTAAGGTTAGTCTCGTTGATCACAAACGTAGTGCCGCCAGCGGCACGGATGTCAGCTAAGTGCTTTTCTTGTAGTGCGGTGGTCTGCCCCTTTCCGGCTTTTGCCTCAATGCCAATGAAGTGCCCATCGTGACAAACAAGGAAGTCCGGGACGCCGCTGTTGCCGTAGCCTGTGCCAATCGGCATGGCGTAGTACGTCCTTGTCGTGTCCAAGATTTTACGTATATGTTTCTTAACTGTCGCTTCGGGAGTTGCCATTGCAAAATCCTTGTGTTGGGTAGGGGGGAAATGTAGATTCCGCGCCCCCCTGATTCGCGGTGAGGAGATGCAGTGTGCGGACAACTTACACTGCTCAGCAAAGGCCCACATCTACAAGGCGGGCACCCCTCTGCTGGTACATGCCCAATGGGCATTAACGCTGTACTGACAGCACCTCGATCAGTTTCTGTGTGTAGTGTGCTGCTTTCTTGATCTCTTGCAAAGCTTCATCCTTGGCCCCCATCCGCATGAGGTACTTGAGTGCGTTGCCCCGGTAGAAGCCGATCTGTTGTTCGACCGGCCATGTGTCCACCACATCCCAAGGCTGAACGCGAAGTGTCTTGTAGTGCGAACCGCCGACTTGTATGTCACGTGCTGATGTCGAGTCCACGTTTTCTCTCCCGGTAGCGTTTCATGATTTCGGAACGTGTCGTGCGGCGACGAGGTAGATCTTCGCCTTTTCCCAGCGCATACACTGGGATGCAATCCCGACCTAAGTTGTCCTGTTGCCACTGCGTGATGTGCACAACGCCTTGCTGTCGTAGTTCGCGAAGCCATGACTGGGCAGTCACAAGATGCACCTCTGCTTCGCTTGCTAGCCGTGCTGCCGTCGTCGGGCCGTTGTGCAGCACCGCAATGGTCTTAGCCATCTTGATGTGATTGATCTTCCTCAAAGCCGAGTCTCCTCCGCTTGAATGCGGACGGTCTGCACAAGGAGTCGCATTTGTGCGATCAGGTCTGGCCCCATGTCAACGGCATCTGCCCACTTCCGCTCGATCAGGAGTTGTTCGTAGTCTTTCAACATGTGTCGCAGCGTAAGCAGTGGGTTTGCGTAGTCGTTCATAGGTTGTCCTCGTTGTATAGGGTGCTCTTCCACATCGTGACGACGGGCATGTGATTGTGACTTTGTGTGGGTACGACGTACTTGATGGGGGAGATCCAGCCCATCAGCTTTAGCGCTCGTACGCCTGAGACCCACACGTTGGGGTGCAGTTCCTTGGGGCGAGTGAGTCCGCGCACCCTACAGTTTGCTCGAAACTCATCGCCGAGAACAAGCGGTTTTGACGTCAGCAACTCTTTAGCCAGCTCAAGATAGCCTTCTACGAACTCAGGGCTGGTGTTGTACGCCTTGGCCCAGCACTTCTGAGCCAGTTCATAGGCGTTGTCCATACGGTCGTCTACCATTTTGCTTCTCCTATGTCAGTCATCATATCCGCGAACGTGTGGGTAGCTCGTTGTCCACGTGCTTGTCGGCCCGATGACTGGGGGTTTGTTGGGGGTGGGTTCGCTTGGCTGTACGTTATCAACGTCTTTGGAAACGGCCACTCTACGGCAGTCCCACTTCCAGACGTTTTGATTGTTTGGGGAAGTTTTTTCGCTGATGATTTTCCCTTCATTGACTAACTCCCGCATCGCAGAGTTAACAGCTGTCCGCCCCACTAAAAAGTAGTTAGACAGTGCTTTGGTTGTGACGCCACCTTTTCGTCCTCGCATGTGGCGCTCTATTTTTTCTTTTACGGTCATGAAACTTATCCCAGTGAATTAAGAAACTTGTCCAGCTTGTCGTGCAACTCTTTCCGGGCTAGCTCGCCCATCGTGCTCGTGAGCATCTGCGTCTTTGAGTACCGCTTGAGAATGACCTCGTTGGTATTGGCTAAGTGTTCTTTTAGGTCTGCCCCCGCTTCAAGATTGAATTCTTTGTCGGTCACGATCAGTCGGTACAGCTCTTTTTGTACGCTCATGTGTTCTTCTCCTGTGCCGCTTCATGCCCTTCCATGAACCCGTCATGCCACGCTTTGTCCCATGCGATGCACCACAACTCATAAGAGCCATCGAGCGGGAACCTGAACTCTGTTTTGTTTTTCATGTATGCCTTGACATCCTTGCGCTTGATGAACGCCTCCCATGCCTTGTCACGGGCGCGATTGTTGATTGGGATGTTGTCTAGTTTCATGTGTTCTTCTCTTTCTCGTCTATTGGTTGCATAGCTTTGCTCAGCATCTGGTCGTGCTGTCGCTTCATTTCTTTTATCGTTTCGAGAATTTCCTCGATCTGCTTAATCGTGTACTCGCCTTCAGGCAGGTGGAATCTCGCCATTCTGTAGGTTTTGATTTCTTCGGTCATGTGTTCTTCTCCTTCAGCTTTGCTTCGACCGCAAGCGCCAATTCCTCGTAGTTGTAGTTTTTGCTGTGAATAATCTGGTATTCCTCATCCGTCAGCCCGACCCATTGGCGCGGTTCAAGCCTAGGCCAGACTTCGAACAAGTTATTAAACTTTATTTTGCGATCGTTGATCTCTCGTTGCGTGAACCCGGCGATGAGTAGTACGGCGTTTTGTTTTTCATTGATCACGGCTCTCCCCCTCGATACCTAGCATCTCTGATACGTCTTCAACCTTGATGTAATCAAAATCAAACTCCCACAACGACTCTAATTTTTTTGCTGCTTCGTTCGCCTCTTCCAAGGTTTCATGTGTTGATCGCACATTGGTCAGTCCGCGACCGGGATAGTAGGTAGACCAAGCTACCACCCAAAAAACTTTCCATTCACGCTTCACAACCTCTACCGGGTCTTTATCTACTCTGTCGTCGTAGCAGGAACATCCTCGTTCATAGCATTCTTTGCTAACCAGCATTGTTCTTCTCCTTCAGCTTTGCTTCGATGTCGCGTTCATACCCCCAGTCGCCTGATATGCACTCACCGAATTGGTTGTGGTGTTGTACATAGATCGCGTTAATCTCCTCAGCCGTCAGCTCTACCCACTCATGCTTCCTGTACAGCGGGATCCAACTGCGGCCAAGTCCTGCGCCGTCATACCTAACCCGCTGGCTAACGGGGTGATACCAAAGGACGGGTTTCATGTGTTCTTCTCCCTGAGCCATGCCTCGATAGCCCGTGCGAAATCAAACCACCCGCTCTCCCATGCGTCGTACTCCTGATAGACGGCGTATCGGTCGTACAAGGTCTGCGTCTCTTCTTCTGTCAGCCCGACCCATTCCTTTGGTTCTTTCGCTGATTCCTGAGCCGTGGCCCACGCCTTCTCAACCCATGCTTCCCACTCGACACGGGTCATGGGCTTAGCCATGATTCTTCTCCTTTAGCTTTGCATCGACCATGTAAACCAACGCTTGCCAGTTTGTTCTATCGCCGAAAGTAGCGCGATTGACTAGAGCGCGCGCTTCGTCGTCTGTCAGTTCGACCCATTCTTGCGGCTCCGTGTACAGCGGCACCGTATGCGGTGGGTCTGGCTCCATCACAAAACAATCGGGCCAGCCGTGAATTCGCTCGTCAACGTAGGCGACAGGCTTCGCCTTTTGCCGCGCACAGACCAGACACCCATCATCGGGGATCACGGCCTTCCAACCGCATTCTTTGCACAGTTCGAGTGAGGTTTGGTCGTACGGCTCTTGGCGCGGTGCGGTGTATAGCGGCATAGATTCTGTGGCGTAGGGGGGCGGTTCGCTGTGCGTTAGCACCCAATTGCTGACAAACTCGCCGTTGACCAATGCTTTCCATCTCCACGCCACCGGCTTCTCAGCCTGCTCGATGGCAGCGCGGAGGGCAGTGATGGCTGCGTCATGTGTAAGCACAGGCAAACTACCCTCGCTGATCTTAGGTTTGTGTCTCTCCAACACTTCCAGCGCCTGCCGCATTGCTTCGATGCTCATTTCTTCTCTCCAAATTCTTCGTTCAGTATTCGCGCTGCGTGATGCTCGACCTCTGGCCGCAGATCCCTGAAGGCGAGCTTGAGATTGGCAACTTGTAGCTTCCCGATCAGTGTGTAGCAGGTGTTTTCTAGGCTTGCGATACGGTCGTTTTGCTTCTCTGCTTGCTCAATAGCATCACGAAGGGTGGTGACCGTTTTGGTTAAAGGAGTGTTCGGCACCATCCAAAGCGCGGCGCTTTTGTTTGTAGATTCAATAAACTCCAGCGCCATCTTCATTGCCTCGATGCTCATTCCACCCTCTCATACGTTGCTTCAAAGATGTCAGGCTTGCAGGGGTAGTGTTCGCCCTTGACGCCGGTGATGATCCAGTCGCCGGGGGCGACAAGATGCACACCCTCCAGCGTGTCGATCATGGGGACGCCCGTGTGCTTGCCCGGGCGAACTTCTGGATGGTCTCCCATCTTGAACCACTGCGTAGCCTCAATGACCACGGGTTTCTTGCGGAACTTCATCGCTCTACTCCAAAATGTTTTCTCAAAACACGAGCCACTTCGTGACCACTCAGACCAGAATTGCCGTATTCAACTGCAAACAAGTCGGCGCATTCCCTGATAATCAACTTGGCAAACGCCTCTATTTCATCGCCGACTAATGAATCCTGCGAGCAATCGTTCAGCCCGTTAGTCTTTTCAAACTCTGCTCCGGCTCGTTCAGCAAGCTCTTGTATTCGTTTGTTCATAGCGAACTCCATGCAAGGACGTACGCTCGTCCGCGTTCCCGCACATCAATCTGCCTGTCCCTTACCTTCAACCGTTTCGCGTAGTACCGCGCCCGACCGAGATACGGGGTGACGATGAAATTGCTGTAGCCGAACGAAAACTTGCGGGCCTT